GGGTTAGGCCAATCGACTAACCCCTTGTTTTTGTCTGGTGGTCCCAACGGGATTCGAACCCATGTTACCGACGTGAGAGGCCGAACATAATTAAGCAAATTCAAAGACATCCGTTACAGGTGTAGCCATAAGTGTAGCCATTTTTTATACCTTCCTACCTTTTTGTCCCAAATGCATTGATTGAATACCCAACGATAGCTTGGCGATACCTGAATCTTGCTCATCTAAGTTTCGTTCCGCACTTCGAGCAAGAGTTGCTTTCAATATCAACAAACGTCCCACACTCCTTGCACATTATCACAGTATGACCAGTAGCCTGCAACTTCGGCACGGGCAAGGTGATCATGGCAGTTCCAAAAACCTCTTCCGCTGCCGCTACACCTACTGCTGCGGAAGCAACCTCGGTTTGGGAAGATGCCGGGAGAAAATTAATGACACGTTCTATCGATTCCAGTTTACTTTTTGCACCCTCTTTCGCCCGTGTTTCCAGCTCAGCCAATTTTCCAGAAATAGCTTCCCCAAGAGCTCGTGCTGTTTCAGGATCGGAAAGATGAAAATGATAATTAACAGTCTGATTTGCTTCTACGTTTTTAACGTTCACAATCCCGACCTGCTCACCTTCTGGTTTGAACTCTGCTTTGATATCGACGAGCTTTAACTTCGATAATATTTCATCTATTCCCATTGATAACTCCTTTTTTCGGTACTTTGTCCCGCCTCCCCTTTTTGGCGATACTTTGGCGATACCAAAAATCACTCATCTAAAAATACATCCCCCTTGTGTTCCTCAAAGCAAAACAAAACCGACCTAAGCCGGGTCCTTCGACAATTACACCTATAAGTTATTCCTCTAAGATCTTCCACGAGGGTAACGATTCTTAATTAAAAAGTGCACAATGAAAATATCGCCTTTTCTCACAGAAGGCGATATAATTTGATAGTAGCCTCACTGCCAAGAAAGGGGGTTCATATTCACTCAGAAGTGCCTAAAGCTTCCATTCCTTCGCAACCGGTGGTTCGATTCCAAGGAACTCTCTATATATCCTGTTTTTATATTCAACTCCTATCTCATTGACAGCATTGATGAACGATTGGTAAGTCCCTAGCCCGCCAATCTTTTCCCAAAATTCATCACCTATAAGTACCACCTCATCTTCCTTCATGTTGAACCACCTGGCCGGAAAGCTCCAGTTGTAATTTTCTCTACGACCGTAAGGGTTATATGGAAGAGCATAGTATGCTCCGTCAATCTGTGGCGGACTCATGCTATAAAGCTTCATAATTTTTTCTTTACTGACCTTGGTTTGATCACTGTTCGGTAGAGGAGCCTTAAGCTCAAAAGCATAACTTTTTTTATTTTCTGTATCTTTGGCAAAAACATCACAAATTACAGTTACTGGAATGTCTTCCCCTCCGCCCCCCAAAACAAATGCCAATTCGGTGCCCCAATCAGGTTTCGCTTTCTTTTTCCCTTTTTCTGGATGTTCCAACGTATTGAGTATCTGAGTAATTCGTCGAAGCCTCTCGGCTTTAACTGTTCCTGTAATACTATGATTTATCACTCCATAGCCCAAACCCTCAGTTGCGGCTACGACTGCCAACTTTTCCCAAACCGTTCCAAATGGGGTTACAAACCTTCTCTCAAAATGCGACCCCTTGAATATCTCATCTGGGACTAAAGCAGCATAGAGAGGTCTCCCTGCTTTGTGCATTTCTTCGATGAAGGGATCTTCGACGAGGACTCTATTCATAACTCGATCCATCATCATTTTTATCACGGATTGAATTGCAATTTTCATCATTTCTGGATCTTTGGCCATAATCCAAAATTCCTCTCAAATGAAGTCATCGTTTATTCTCAATCTCAGATTTCTTATTAAAGCTACTCGCCTATCGTTTTCTCCAAATGAAAATTGACTCATAGAACTCGGTGGAACGCCTTCCAGTTCTCCGGTTGACATGGCGATTCAACACCGCCTCTTTCTCTATACCAATGAGAGTGTTTATTTCATCATATAGATTCGCCCGGTCATTCGCCACTATAATCAGGTGGCCCCCCTTTTCCATAGAATCAACTGCCCGCCGAAAAACTGCCGCAATGTCCTGTTGATATTGCTGCTGTGCTTTTTGGCTCGAACCATTAACAGCGGGGCCGATTTCTTTTACACGTCTATCTTTCAACCCAAGCAGATGGTAGGCATAAATGTGTTGCTCATGGTAGTCAATCAGTCCAACGTATGGGGGGCTTGTAATCACCCCGTTGAGCGGTGGGAATTTGGCTAAGCGACTATCGGCGTGCCTTATCGTTACTTTCGCTTCTGTCCTTTTCATTGAAAACTCTGTAATCCTTACGACCGTATCCAGACTATATCGTTCTATGAATTTGAAGGCTTCGGTTGTAGGTACACATTCCCTTGAGTGTTTATAACACCAATAGGGTTCTGTTTTGGGTCGCTTCGGAAAATCCAGATCAAAATGTGTGGTTAAGCGCGCAGAGCGTGCGGATCTTGAAAGTATAACCTTCAAGAGATCTTTGTATTTGTAATCTTCTGCCTCGATAAAGTAGCGGTAGGTAAGCAACTCATTCAGCGCCTGTGGTGCAAACCACCTTTTGAGATAGTCGTTGTCTACCTCGTCAATGGATGGGGGGGTAAGATTCTTTTCCCACAGATTCGGCTGGCGATTATCCCTTTGGGTTGCTAAGCGCACTTTCTCCAGAATGTCAAGAACTTCCTTGCGAACAGTGGTAAGGTCATATCGCGCAGTTTTTGCTTTACAAAGAAGAATGTTGAACGCGGAAATGTCATACCCAATGACGTTTATCCCCAATTCGTTTGCTTGAACCAATGTTGTGCCAGATCCACAGAAAGGGTCAAGGACTGTTTCACCCTGCTTGAGATACTTTCGTAGGAAAATTTCCACCAGTTGAGGTATAAACTTACCCAAATATGGATGAAGCCTATGGACGTGTTTAGTTCTTTCTGACTCTGGTAAATCTATCTCGCGCCAGTTTAAGTTCAAGCTTTCTAAGGGAGTATCGGGCGTTACCTCTCTCGGGAGAGTTGGTATACTGCTGTCATCTGAGTATTGTATTACACGTTTTTCCTCATTTGTTAACATTACCCTCTAATCCCTCCTGAACGTTCGTGATTTTACTACCCTTCATCAATAAGTCCTTTCTGAGCTTGATTACTTATATCAAACTTTTATTGAAAAAGAAACAACTGTCTTTCATCGACCTTCTTCGGTTTGACAACCTTCTTTTCTTTTGTCTCCATGACCTCTTCCACAAACCGTCGTACAGCCGTTCGATTGGGCCAGATCATAATACAGGTCGTTACTGTCGGCGTTAAGATTAGCTACTTTCATCTCAGACTGCCTTCCTTTCCTTCCTCTCAGGACTCTTCTTCCTTATCTTTTTTGGCTTCTTCCTTTTTTCAATGAGCGCCAAATATTTCTCGATCGCCAGCTCGATGAACTCTTTCATTGAGCTGCCTTTCGGCTCACCCCCGGTCTGAACACCCAAAACAATTATAACTAAACCATTACGTAAAACATCACCTGAGTCAAACCCATCAGAATCCCCACAAACGATCAAGCAGACGACAAAAAGACATAAAGAAACAATCATTGTCACCCCCGTTTAGACATTCCTGCTTTCCACCACATTGACCTAATTATCTTTATGGCGTTGTTCGCGTTGATCCTCTTTCACCACACAACAACCCAATCCTTAAATTGCAAAAGTTATGCCACCACTTTTTAAAATAAAATTAGCATATTTATTGGAAAAGAAATAACTGCCTCTCATCCACCTTCTTCGGCTTTGGTACTTTCTTCGTCTTCGCCTCAACCACCTTCTTCCACATATCGTCATAAAGCGTGTTGACAACCCGCTCTGGAAGCTTCGTCGCAGCATCAACCACCTCTCTTACCTGTTCCTCCGTTACGGGTTCTCCGGCAAAGGCAGCATCAAGCAGCTCCTTCTCCCTTGCCCGCACTTCTGCCCATATCGCATCCAGGCTTCCCTTCACGCCGTCAACTCCAGATACAATCGATCGGGCAAGATCGTAATACAGGTCTCCACCTTCGGTGTTATACGTTGACAGTCCATCATCAAGCAGCTCTCCTTCAATCGCCAGGCTGGTTTTGAACTTCTGTGCAATCAACTTCAAGCCCTTCTCCTGAATGGTGCCACCGTAAATAAGATAATAGACCTTCACCGGTTTCACCTGACCTATTCTCCATGACCTTCTCGAAGACTGTCTTAGCACATACACTGAATACTCAATCTCATGAAACACGATCGTTTGAAAGTCGATCAGGTCAAGCCCTGTCTGCACCAGCTTGGGATTGGTAATTAGCGCATCAAGCCCTTTCACCCTCGAGGCAATCCAGGCCTCGCGCTTCTCTGGCTCTACATTGGCGTGCAGCACTTCCGCCCTTATACGATTCTCCTCGAGCAGCTTCCTCAACCGCTCCGTCATATCTCTTGTGTCCGTATGCGAACAGTAAACCAACACCTTTCGCCCAAGCGCTTTCTCACCTTTGATAATATCAACAAGCTCCTGTTCTTTCGGATACGTTCTCTCCTCTGGACACTTCCGGGCCATCGCTACAATCTCACCATGCTTATTCCTTACCACCTCTCCGGTCCATGGCTGTTCTGGATAGCAGAGCAGCCCCTGTAGATACTTCGACAGCATCGACTTATCTCCTCGCTTCAAACATTCATGCAATGCTGTTATCAAATCAGACTGGAATTCTTCGTATCCTTCCTTCTGCTCTGGTTCCATATCCAGACTAACGATGAACTCATCATATTTGGGCAACGCTACCGCTATGTCAGCCAACCTCAAAAAGATGCACCGCTCGAGCAAATACTTCGGCAACACTACAGGGCTAATCCCTGGCCTCTCTCTGATTGTCGTCGAATGCTTTTTCCCCCTGCTCATCAGGTTATCGTCGTAATCTCCATCCAGCTTCCTTCTTGTCACCTTCTCAACGATTCCATACTGATTGATCCACTTCCACTCATCGTCGTAATGGAAGTCCTTGTGAAACCCCTGCGTAAAGCGGTGGAGAATATAAAACAACGTTCTGCTATATCCACCAAACAGCGTTCCAATCAGCGACACGGTTTTCTTTGAAGACGATGCCATCATTCCGGCTGCAATCCCCTGGGCAGTTGCTTTTGCCTTCGCTTCATGCGTCTCATCAATGATGAACAGATCAAAAAACCTCGGCAGGAACCTCTTTACATACTCAGCGATGGGATACCTTTGAACGCCATCCTTATCGGCCATCCACAGACTCTCGCCACACTTCCTGCACTTACTCTTTTTCCTTTTCAAATCAATCCAAGAAAGATAAATCCCCTCATCATCTATCAAATGGTGACCACATCTCGGGCAACTCAGGATCTCTAATATCGGGATGCACTTCACCCTCTCCAAAAGTGAAGCTCCTTTTCTTGGCTTCACCCCGATCGTCGCTCCAGAATCCCTCAGCTTTCTCACAACAGCAGACGCCTTCCAACTAAAACCAAGCTTCGCACGCTCCCTGCTGACTATGCAGAACAGCGGCTTATCTCTTCGTCTACCATTATGAAAATAAAGCTTCTCCAGCCCATACATATCGGCGACATCCCTAAGATGGACCACATCAACATCGTGCAGGGCCAGCCTCACCTCACGTTCCCACTTCTTCGTCAAATGAGGGGGACAACAAACGAGCACCGTCTTTGCCCTAATCACATGGGCAGTAGCGATCCCCATGAGGGTCTTTCCAGTCCCCATTTCCCCCACAATCACCGCACTCCGCTCCGATTGCAATACAGTTGCAACCGCGCTGATCGTATCGGCCTGTGCACCAAACGGCCTCCTTTTCAATCCGGCCAACCTGTCGGCGTACTTCCATCTGTCCTTCTCTGGTTGAAAAAGAGGCGGATACTCGCTTACTACTCTGTCAACCAGGGCTTCCTTGAACTCTTCAAGGAACTCAGACAGCTTAACAACCTTTTCCTTTTTCGCTATCACAGTCCTTCTTCTCCTTAGTCCTCATATTCCCAATACCACACCCTTATGATCGCATCCCTTGACATCCGTGCCCACCTTTTCGCAGCTACTTCGTCCCAGGCCAGCAATTCGATCAAATCCTTTTTCTTCAGCCTGAGCAATATCTTTTCAAAATCTTGCCATGGCACAACCACTTGCGGGTGAGCTACGCCCAAAATTTTTGCTTTCATCTTACTCTTCTCTTTTTAAGGTATGCTCCCTACACACCGGCACCATCATTCTGAACTCCCGAAGCCACTCTTTCCGGATCTCCCCATGCTTCCCCTGTTCGCTTCGACAACAGAACCCGCAGAGCTTGCCTTCACAAAAAAGCTCCCACTCCTCAATGAAATCACGTGGCTTGATTACCTTCTGCTCCCTTGGCATTTGGCAACTCCTCTAAATCGGTCTCACACTCAAGGCACTTGTCGATCAACTCCGAGTTATACAAATCTTCAGGGTCATACCTGTAGTCGTCCTCGTCCTCGTTCCATATCGAAACGACAGAGAACACCCTATTCACCTTTTCCTTCAGTTCCCTGCACTTCGGGCACCACTTCATCGGCATCGCATACCTCCTCGTCACGCTTCCACCTTAATCCCTCACGGTTTGGCCCCCATGCTTGCCCTTAGCTTCCTTCTGCGTCTTGACAACATACTTCCCGGGCGTAAGGTCAATATCCTTGTGTTCGGGATGGGTGACCTTTGCGCCCTCTTTCCCCACCTCTATGATGCCCTCGTCTTCGTTGAACAGGCTCAACTGGGCGTCACCCTCAACCTTATGTTCATGTCCAGACTCCTCGCCTTCTCGGATAACGTTGTCTGGCTTCGGCTTAAGACCGTAACTTACTATCCCACCGTGCATCTTCTTGGGCAGTTTGAAAATTAGGATTTCCCCCTGGCGATACGCTTCCTCATACTCAAAATCTCTCATCATCTGTGGCCTCCTTTCTATGTCTCTTTGGCAAAACGGATTGGTTTCCTCAAATCATCACCTACATGGAATGTCCACTGTCTCGCCTGCTCGCAACGGGCGGCATCGTGAGGAACGTTCAGGAAATAAAAACTCCCCGTTGAGGGACATTTCACTCGAAGTATCCTGGACTCATACCCCTTAATGTCGTACAGCCTCATGTCGCTCTGCTTATGTATGACCGTTCCTGCCTCAGCGATCCGTTCCGGTGGGAGCTTAGACATTAAAGCCATACGAGATTGCGCATTGCTCAACCTCAAAATATCTTTTACGTTCAACTGTTCGGGCGGCGTCTCGTAGAGCTTCTTCGGCAAAGGCACACCTTTCTCATAATAAGTGACCTTCCCGTTCTCCACCCATCTGCCTGTCCGGTGGCGCCCATCAAACTGCCCGGCGAGAATCAGACTGTCATTCTTCCACACCTCAAATGGTCGACTCGCCAAGAACCATTCGAGAGGGTTGCTTTTGTTAAAAACAGCGTGCCCATTCCATAACCCCCGACAATCAAGCATCCCCTTCAGCCTGTATAAAACATTTCCTCTCGGGTCCTTCACGACACACTCTTTGGCGTGGAAGCGATAGTCATAGGCAAGATGCCCATTCTCGTAGAAGAACTTCTGCCTTATTAAACGCCCATTATTATACCAGCTGTGGCAGACCCCTTTATGCCCAAACAACTCTTCGTGGGTTCTGCTTTTGCCGTGCTTGCCCTTACCCGACCCTTTACGAAATCTTACGATGTCATCGCCTTTCCTCTCGAACCCACCATACACGATATGATAGATTTGTTTCCCACCCTTAAGTATCTTGTTGTCAATGATCTGACCATCCTCGACGTAGACAATTCGCTTATTGCCCTCGTCGTCTTGAATCGTGATCTTCCCCTTCAATAGCTGGTCGTAAAAACTCCGTCCATTCGACTTGCCATTTGACACGGCCACAACGCCATTGGGCATAAACATCATCTCACCTCACTCTCTTGCATCTGCTTAAAATAATGTTCTACAGCCATCGGATTGACACCAGGACTCCACGGATCTCTGTCAAATACTTCGTCACGGTCATCCTCGCTCGGCACTCTTTTATTAAAGTCCCACTCAACAATCTCCTTTGCCTTGTCACAACCCTCGATGTCGTAATCCAAAATAAGGACTTCCATCTCCTCGCTTGAGCACATATCCTGTATCAACCCACCTCTCAGAAATATCACCAGCCTTGGAATCATTTAATCACCTCCTTTAACGGGAATCATTATTGTCGATATGCCCACACGACCAGGCATCATTCCCAAGGTATTTACAACCACACGTCTCCGGATCATGTTCCTTCTTAACCGATGCAACATCTTCATATTCCAACAAAACGCCCACGAGACTATGGTTATTGATTTCCGTAAGCGATTCGATAAGCCCCGTGAATGCCTTCTTGCCCCATCTTTTTGGATATTTCACGCCTTCCCATTCTGCCGACTTCATGACTTCACCGTAATTCGGGGGCTCCTCTTCCGGGTATGCCATCCTATGCGTGGCCACCGGATCGACCCCCTTCTTTGAACAGAAATTAAAGAAAAGCGCATGAACACAGTCGCCTATACTACCATCGCAAGCCTGCCCCAATACATATGGCCTCGGAGAGAAGTGTGCCTCATCCAGGTTCTTCATTATCTGCGCCATATCATATCTTCTATAACGCATCACCAAATGACGAACTCCGCCTTCGACCTTTAATAATCCATCAACCAAATACGGACAATCACCATTTGAAGAGCGCCTATCCTTACCAACCCATATCCTAAAATCTTTGGTTTCGATGTCAGCTATTTCATCAAACATCACCTCATCTCCTCTCTCCCAATCAAAATAAGTCAATCAAGGTCCGCATGTAGATTACTAACAGCACGATTGCCTTTGGTTCAAAGACTACCATTCCAAATCCTACCACTGCTCGACAAATCGTTTTCATGGCACCCACTCGTCTTCTCCATTATTGGATTGAAAAAACCTCTCCACTCATCAGATTAAGGCCAACAATCTCGATCTTCAGCACATCTCTTTCCGTAACGGTCTCCATGGTCTCGTCAACCTCAACCGTCTTTACCTTTTCTTTTCTCACTGTCCCCTTAATGAGTAGGCGCTTCCCGTTCTTCTCGATCAGTCCATCAGTCATTCCAGACGCTACGAGAATAGCCAGGTGGCCTTTTCTCAACGGTGCTGCTGGGCGGATCCTTGCGTTACCGTTTCTCTTCACAACAAGATCGAACATCTCACGTTCAAAACCATCCTCTGCTACCTCCCCGATCATCTCCTCGGCGGTCATCTCAAGGTTTCGGAAATGAAAAAGCTTCTCCGGCATGGCAGACGGCGGAACCTCATACCGACAACACTCTCTCGTCAGCTCAAGCCATGGAACATAATCCCTGAACAACTGCACGCTGGCTTTATCAAGGTCTTCCAACGCTTCCCTGTTCAGCACAGCATCTTTCTTCTTTCTGCCAAAGATTACTATCTGTCTGAACCGATCAAACTCATCCTCCGGGAACAGGGTTAGCCTCACATCGCTAAACCACGATGCCAAATACCTCCTCATCGTTTGGTTCAACGACCGAATGGAAATGATCAGGACAAGGACGCCTCCGGTCTGAAGCGTTGGTACTGTATGGGCAACGAACTTATTCTCCAGACGGGAAGACTCATCCCAATCATACGGTGGGTTTAAGAACAGGCACGACATGGACCCACCTCTCACGCTTACCCTGAAACTGTCTCCGTGAATCACCTTCCCCAAATTCTTCTTAGCTTGCTCAGCCCTCTTTGTGTCCAGCTCAACGCCATAGCTTTCAGCTTGCAAATCACTTGCAAACTGCGCAACCGCATCCCCAACACCAGCACACGGATCGTAAATTCGTATCTTTCCATCTCCGGCCCTCCAAAGACAGGACTTTATCAGCTCCACCACCACCTGAGGCGTGGGAAAATAGCCAAGCTTCTCTTGAGACGCTATACGTGCCACTTCATCACCTCGCGACTGCCTTCTGGCAGACCTTTGAAATAGGTTGCGCATCGAAATGCAGGTCTCGTTCAATCCCTAACCCGAACGCACCTCTCACGCTTTGCAGTTCAGACAGCGCAAAATACCCCCACTCATCACACTCGTCACCGAAGATCGAAACATACCCGTAGAAATTCATATCAACCACAGCTCCACCCACGTTCCCGTTCATCTTCGATGCCTCGATCTCGAGCGTCGTTAGGCCACCATTCCCGTCTGCCTGCTGCACCACGTAATACATCTCCGTGGCCCACCACGTTCCGGCTCCAGCCGGATTGAAAAACTTGCACACCGCGATCGGATCTGAACCTTCCTGGCGACCTATCTTTTTGAACTTCTCTTCAATCTCCTTCGTCATCAGTTTCATCGTCATCGCTCCTTTCTAATATGCAAAGAGGCAAAAGCTCTGCGTTCAATTCAGCAGGATCTTCAACCTTCTGAAATTCAAGATACCTTCCTTGCGCTTCTTCATGTAGGTCGTCATAATAAATTTCAAACACCGACATCCTTTCACCTCCCCTCCACTGTCCACGTCTCACAATCAAGCGTATGGGAATATTCGAAGTGGCTCTCCAATAGCTCTCCACACCCATGCCGGACCTTTTCTATGGCGTCTTTCTCGTCATTTGCATCGACCCCATACCCCTGAACATGAACCTCTCTCACGAAGACGATAAACTTGCTCATCGCTTTATCACTCCCTTCTTGATCGCCGGACCAATGGCTTTCTCAATCGCTTCCTCACAGGCATCCAGCATCAGGTAAAACCCAACCAATCCACAGCTAACCAGCGGTCTCATGTTGCGCTCGGACTTACTGACCACGCTCCACACCCAATCCTTCCACTCGCTACACAGCGGGATTTTCACCTTACTATTGAGGAAATGGAAAAGCGCATCCTTCTTGTCCTCATCCTCTGCGCAAAGCAGAACAACCGCTCCCCAAGAATTGTCTTCGCTATCCGTCTTCGCGATGCTGCTGTACATCACCATCGCCGAAAGCCCTGATTGCAGCTTCTTATAAATGGCATGCATTTTCCCGCCATCGGGGATCGTCACGTCGTGTTCATAAAACTCTATCCCGTACTTCCTTTTCTCCTCACCTCCGACTATCAGCTTCACCCACTTCTTGCTTACAAGGGTCGCAAACACAGACTGAAGGGCAACCTTCGGGCCTACGGCAGTCATCCAATAAATCGGATTCCTGTACCCCTCGCCGTCGAAAACAATGCTCTTGACGTGAACCTTAACGCTATCGTTCTCAATGGAGATCATCGGCATCCACCTCTCAGTAGTAGCTTGTGACCGCTAACACTTTCCTGTCGGTCTCCGTCAACTGCTTTAATTTCAGAGGGGGCAATCTTTTCACCTTATCTATCCAGTTCTGGATTTCAGGCTCGAGCTTCGAGAACATCGCCCTGATCTCAGGAGTCCCTGCGGCCAGCTTGATCTCTTTAATCAGGCTGTCCCTGAACGATTTCGCTTCAACCAACGGGGAATTAATCTCGCTCAGTCTCCTCTCGATCTCTGCGTCCACGGGACTCATGTGCTTCCTCTCGCCATTAACCTCTATGTACTTCGCAGAGGTTTTGTCGCGGAGCTCATGCTTCACCTCGTCAAGGGACGTCTCAAGCTGCACCTTCTTCAAAATCAGGTCGTAGATGCCCATGTCCCTCTTCGCTTCGACCGTTACCCGGTCCTTCACTGCGTTGCCCCTGGCCTCAAGAATCTTGATCACAGGATCCAATTCTTTGTCCAGAAGCTCCTCGTACATCCTGATGTGCGTGATCGTCAAACTGCTTCCCTTCGCTATCTTCTCCATCTTTCTTTCCTCCTTTTTTTAGTTTTAGCACTCGCTCTTTGAGTGCTTCGGGAAATTGCAGCAGGGCGAACTCAAAATAATTGTTCGACCCGCCAGTGTAGTCCTTCATGTGCTTGATCGTCCTGTACAAAACATCTCCCCAGGGCTTGTTTGGAAAATCTTTGTTCATCGAAATGTAGATGCCGTTCCCATCACTCCACATCCCCATCAACGTCAGATCTCCACTCACCGCAATCCCGCCCGGATTGAAATGAATATCAATCTCCCGCAGATCAAGAAGCTCGGCGAGCTCCCTCATCGCCTTCGTACCCACCTTCTTGAACTGCTCCTTGAACGGGGCATTGTAGTGGGCCTCCTCTTTGCTCAACATCATAAACGCCAGCTGCTTCAGATACTTTCCCATGGTCAACTCCTTCTCTAAGCTCCTCGATTCTCCTCTTGACCTCGCGTGCTCCCTTCTTGTAGACTGTGACGCAAACCAACTCGTCACCGTCATAAAGGGCGAAATACCTATCTCCATACGGCTCTATTCTCATCTCGCAAAACACTGTCTCTCACCTCCTCTCTCACGCTTATGCGTAAATTTAGGGCAAAACTAATCGGTGATATACGTGATTGCCTCATCAATGACGCTTCGTGCCTTCTCTTGTTGCTTTCCGACAATCCACTTTTCCAAAACACGATGCCCGTCATTAGCACCGGCAGTTACCACGTAGCCATGAACAACCTTCCTTTTTCCATTCCAATGCCTAAACTCATAGGCAATCACGGAATGGTCTTCGGCATAGTCCAGCTTCCTAATGAATTCCTTTAGATAATTTGGAAAATTTTCTACAAGCCAACCAAGGTCGTACTCCTGCAGGTGTCCTTTCTCGGACGTAAAACCATTGCATTCAGTTTCAGTTCTCGGCCTCACATATCCCGATAACTGGACATGCCCAATCACATTCCCGCTACTGATACAATCCACCTGTCGGTTGAACGTCTTGTGTTCGGACTCAAACTTCATTCGGTTCGGCGTTGCCCACTCCACCTTTCTTGCCATCCTCATCACCTCCATTCACTCAATATCCAGCTTGTCTATTTCTCCCTGTAATTCATCCAACATCGCCAGCGCCTCACAATCCTCGCCAACAAATGGGTGCTCGTTAAGCTCCGACCGAATGGCAAAAACCAAATCCCCCAGTTCCTTTTTGCTCATCTTTTTCTTAGCTACTCCCACCATCACTCACCCCCCTCCAAATAGGGGAATGGGAATGTATTGCCCATGCACCATTCCCCCGTTACACGCAAAATACAGCGTTATAAACTTGGCGTTTTCCTACTAAAGGGAAACATTTAGGACTGGACAATGTGGCAGACCTGGTCAAAGGCTCGCTGTTTGAACCTGGCAGCAGACCCAAACCAGATTGAATCTAACTTTCTGTTTAGGGCCTCGGTATTCCCCTTTACTGGTTGCCAGTGGTCCGCAAACTCAACGGCAGCGTTGAACGCACCATACGCACTTCCCTTGACCCCTGGAATGTCCGTACCCTTACCCGTTTCGGTCAGCTCAATCACTTTCTCAATGTAAGTCTTAATCCTCGGGCCAAGCTCGACATTCAGCACGTCCTCAAATCCGGTCAGCTTATCTTCGTTCTTGACCTTCAACGGGAACAATCCGTACACGTATTTCTTGATCTCTTCTTCTGTCATCTTGAATTCTTTGAGAGAGCTCATAACTTCTCCCATCTGCTCAAAGTAGATGGTGGTCAGGCCCAACGCTTCTCTGGCATCGACAATGCGGTCCATAATCCCTGACGTGTGCCGAACTTCAACGTTTGCTACCGCTGAGCTGATTGCCACATTTAGCGTATTCATGCACACAACCCGAATTGGCGTTGCCATCAAGAAAAGCTGACGGCTTCCATCGTGGGCATTTGATAATACGAGCCACATCTCAATCGGGTCTTCATCCCATCCGACCTGCCCTGGCAGTTTGCTCATAATCCAAATGATCTTCCCATGCCTCAGCGAGCCAGCTGTCTCATAGATAGCATCGTGCGTTCCTACCACTTCGTCGAAAAATGCAAAGGCGGCCCTGTTCTGAAGGGGCGTATATCTCTCGCCGACAACCCCGAGCGGACATCCATCCGTCTTTCGGACAACAGCATAATGACCAGGGACCACCACCATCTTTTCGGACGGAACCAAAACCCCGCCTTCACTGAGCGTCATCCCATCCTTTGTGAAAATCTCCTTCTTCTCCACTTCCCAATCCAGCCCTGCTTTGACAATGGCTTCTTCTGAAGTCAAGCACTCATTAACGGGCGTTCCCAATCCGTGCCATGGGCGCCCTTCTTCGTTTTCCCCCATGACATAAAACATTGATTCCAATTCGTGTGCCATCTCTCTGCTCCTTTCTTTTTTTTTCGCAAGCCATCTCACGGCCTTCCTCTCACAAGGTCTCTTTCTTCCTGCGAAAGGAAGATACACTCATCTCCAAGCACATGAGGATTCAGTAGCTCTTTAAAGCCGATAACACCCCATCGATTAACCACAACAAACGGTTCAATCGTAGCGGGCTCATCCCAATCGTCGTCTGTGTGCCGAATCCCGTAAAACTTGTAACCAAGAGGATACGTTTCTGGAAGCTTCTCAAATACGATTGCCTTCATCCCCCTAAAAACTATCTTCCTTCCTTTCATGCTGTCTCTCGTTCTCTTCACCCCCTTTCGGCTTAAAATGCTTTCGATAAAAGTCAGTCTCGACATACACCTGGAATTCATCCTGCAACTGCCACGGCAGATCCTCAAACCCTGCGTTCCCATAGCGGTCAAGCGCCTTCATGAAGTCTTCGTTATCTACCGGATACTCCTGCTTCATAAATGGACTTCTTAGCAGGAACGAGAACCGACTAGCTAAAGACAACTCTCCCCAGCTATTCAACACCTCTTTAAATGTCATCTCACCAAGACCCCCTCTCTAACCGGCCATCTCAAAAGCCAGCTCGTTGCTTTTAATCTCTCCTTGCAGTACGGACAGTGACAGCGCCTTAATGAAATTTCCTTCCCCCAAGTCCACCTGATCTTGCAGTTTTCACACTTTCCCTGCTTCGCCACCTTCTTGCCCTCCAATCAAAAGCTCCTTCCATCCGACAGATGGGGCATCCTCACTTTCTCCATCCATCCACTCTCTTGCCGCAACCGCATCATCCAAAACATTGGACTCCCCATCCTCAAACTGGTCGTATATCTCATCTTCATCCAGCCCCTCTTTGAGGACTTCGATCTGCGCATCAATCGCTTCGTGGTGATCATCCCCAAACATGCTCTTCTTCCGCACATTCGGCTTCATCTGCTTCAACTGCTCAATCTCCTTACTAATTTCGTCTTTGCTTGGTTTCATTTCTTCCTCCTCTTTAGTTTATCGGGGCAATACTTGCTCTTCACCCTACACTTAAGGCACATGTCCTGGAGCACCTCGGTCTGATATCGCTTTCCTCCCTTGCGCTTCGGACAAAAACCAGGCTCACCGTCAGCAATCTGCAACGGCTTCTCTTTAAATAGCTTCAGTCTCATCACCAACCATCATCCTCTTTGGTCGCTGGTTATTTCTCTGCTCCTTCATGCTCGCCCACTTGCAGTTCCCCGGCTCATAATTGCCATCGTTGTTGATCCTCTCGATGGTCAGCCCGGGTGGACACTCACCCATATCGGAAAGGAAATTCGTAAATGATTCCCACCTTGCACAAACACTTATTCCTCTGCCACCATAATACCGAAACTTTTCGTGCTTCGGGTTTGAACATCTTTGTCGCATGGCCTTCCATGCACTATACGTTCTTGTGCCTCGGCGTGGACCTAGCGCTCTTCGAGGAGTGGGCCCTCCAGATTGACCGTGAACCAAATTAACTGAAATCCCTTTTCTGCTTTCCCCCCACTTCTTCGAAATTTCAGCTCGAAGACAGCCACACGACCTCGTATGACCCAACGTCAAGTGAGAGCTGGTAACGGTCAAAGCATTTCCGCAATCGCAGATACACTCCCAGCATGCATCACGGCTGTTATCAACACGGGCAAGCCCCTTAACAATCAATCTTCCGAACCGCTGCCCAGTTAGATCTTTTCTCATCTCATCACCTTTGGCGTTTATCTCTCGTCCCTTTTTCATTGGGACACCCGGACTCATGACAGGCAATTCCGTTAATCACAAGTGCCTCACATTGGGAACATCGTACATGATGACTCCCACGGATACGGTCATACTCTGACCTATCAAAACCCCTACACTTCAACTCCCGAAGAATGCTCCTCACCATGAGAAATCACCCCCTTTCTTTCACGTCCTGCCTCCAGGTATTCAGACTGCTTGAACACCCAGCGCCAATCGCCAGCTCTTCTTCATACAGCCTGGCTAATCCACACCGATACATCGTCCCGTTCCACCACAGCGCAGGGCACGGTTCCCTCCCATGGTATAGCTCCATCGAAAGGGCGCATGGGGCCTTTCTGCAACAGTAAGAACAACCTACGCATTCAGCGAACATTTCTAAACCCCCTACTCAATCTTGGGCACAACCCCACATCCCTCGTACTTGAGGTCCGCATCGGGGTCGTGGTCCCGCTCGCGGATCTTTTGGCGTATCCTGCCTTCCTCAGCAGAACACTCCATGCAAATCGTCTCCTTCGTAAAAAAGGACATTGTCCTTCCACCGTTAAGGAACCTGCTGCACCTGTCGCAATTCTTTTGAATGAAAAAGGTATGGATTGGCACTCCGCTCACCCCCTTTCGTGCAAGTTGATTGCAACCGACCACCTGGGTCTGTAAGAACCACCCAATTGCGTACCCTTTAGGCGTTAAAATTCTGTGTTGAGAGCGTTTTACGCAATTGGGTAGTATTAGGGTATTAAAAAAGGTCTAAAACGCCGTGTACCCCCTGAATTTCGTTTGTAGGATGCCACGGTATCACGGTTTGGGTGGCTGTTGACCGTTCCGCCTACGGGCAACCAGTATCTTCTCCACCTTTTCCCGAATTTTGGGCCACCAATGTTTAAAATCCTCTCTGCATTCATCGAGCGTCTTCCCCCTTCGTTTCGCCCATGCTTCAAGACACAAATCCCACCAATATGAGTCTTCAACCATGCTATCGCACCACGCGGAGCCCAAATTAAACCATAACTCCATGCCCACGTACTCACCCATCTCTTCATCCTGGAACATCTTCCTGATTTGATAATGGGCAATCTTGCCAATTCCGGTATGCATATCCCAGCAATATGAGGGGATGTCTTCCTCTGCCTCGACCTCTTCCTCTTTGGACACTTCTTCAAGCTCTATCGGACTTACCCTCGTGACGCAGGCAAGATACGCCGCAACCAACAAAAGCGTCTTGTCCCCTGACATGCCACCGAACTTCGACCTTCTTTTGGCCGTCCATACGATCTCCTTGGCAAATTCGCTCTCCGGCATAATGAACAAACCCCAAAAGGCCTCCGGGTCGCTTTCCATCATTTCGATCTTTTCCTTTATCCCAATCCATCCATTGAAAATCTCCATCCGCACAGGATCTTTGATCAACCTCTTCGGGTTCTCCTTCAACTTCTGGCATTTGTCAGTAAAAATGTTCAGCCCCTCCGCTTCTTTGCATTTTGGGTGCATCGCAATATTTACCAACAACTTCCATATATTCTCTCTTGTCGATTCCGCACCAAAAGCGTATCTTCCGGCAAGCCCCATGTACTGCCACGTTTCCTCAGCCGCGAGGATGGGCAACCGCCATGTTAACCACTTTGGCTCGCTCTCCCACAATTTTAAAAATGAGAGTTTTAAAAGAGGAAGGCTACCTCGCCTCAACGCCTTTTGGATTGCGGACTTGTGCCCACTCAGGTCCTCTTTCAGCAATCCGAGCTCCTCTTTCTTCCAAGAAATATGCTTGCAGGGACGATTAGGTTTCTCTGACTTTTGAATTTTCTCTGTGAAAAAATAACAGGTGCAACTCCACTTCGATCCATCTCTGCGGACCTTATACCTCGTCGTGGGGTTCGTCCATGACGCTACTTCCCATTCCTGTACAATCCGTTCCTTCTTCCCGTTCCTCTCTGGTTTTGGTTCAGGCTCAAGCCCTTTGAAAGCATCCTGTTTCACGGTTCATCTCCCTTCCCTAAATTCTAAGATCGACCTCCTCAAGATCAGCTCGGCCTTCTCCATCTCATCCAGGCTGTAATCGCCGACCATCGGCCACCACGTCTGGCCGTCTCGCCACATGTGGCACGTATCGCCACCATACCCTTTCAGATCTGCGGAACACAGAAGCTGTGGATACTCAGCGTTGCCTACGTTGCTGTTCTGCCACACCTTACAGCTCTCTCCAAACTCATCCTTCAAGTTTTTCTCGAGCAGGGCAATAAACTGTTTGTCCATCTTCGGATAAATCCAAGCGGCGTTCTGCATCCATTCCTTCAGCGAACGGTCAATCGCTTCCTTCGGATAACAGAGCGCTCCACACTCAGGACACTCACCTGACGGGACGACCCCCCCTGGCTCAATCCGTTGAAAATAATCCTTCGCTTCACAGAGCATTCCGCGCTTCCATTCCTTCTTGCAGTTATCACAAACGTCAACCGCCTCATTCTCATCATTCGTAATCACCGCAAACCTCGGATAGACTTTCACGCTCATCTTTGCACCACCTTTCTTGTCTGAAACTTACTACCCCTTTTCTCAAGGACTACCCCCAAAGGGAAACTGGACACAATCTTCAACAGATCCTTCAGCTCGTCCCTTGCCGTTTCCTTGGCAGCCTTAACCGTCATCTTCCAACCTTCTCTGTAATGCTTCACCAATCGGTCGAAGACTTCCCGCCTCTTAACTGGTAGCTCGACGACTTTCATTGTCGTCGTTGCCTTAGCGCAATCGAGCCCGACCATCCCCCTTCGGCAACCGCAGTAACCATCAATGTCGTCACGGTCGCTGTCGCACTCGAAGCCGAAATGGAGTATCTCTCCTTCCGGCACCCAACAGAAATCGTTCTTTCGGATCCCCTGCCCATATTTCGTTGCTACGAGAACTCTCATCTTATGCCCCCTTTCTACGCATTCGCGATATCCTTGATGTCTTCAAACAAAACCATCGTCTCACCTCCATGACTATCCTCTGCCAACACCGCCGTCATACCTACTGCCGTGATCTTTAGCGTCTCACCAAGAGCTTCAATCTTTCTGCCCACCTCACACCATTCTTTCTTGGCTGCCATCTTCTCACCACCTTTCAAATCCAGTTTCGGGGCGCGGTGCGTGGTCGTCGCAGGGGTGATCCCGCGCCCCTACTCCTGGGGGGCAAAACTTTATTCAGTGTGTGACCGTCGGGTAATAGGAGAGTATTAGCTTCCACCCGATGCCTCGTTTACGGGCAAGTTACTTGACCGTCACCACCGTTGGAAATACCTTTTAGGGTCTGGCTCAAGTCGAGTTCTCTGCGGACTGACTACGCAGCCTTCTTCGTGACTTCTGAGCCGGTTGCCTCTGCGCGATCGGTGCCCGTCGGTTTCCCCTTGCGAACCAACGCTCCCGGGACCCTCCATTTCTTCCCGTCCTCACCGTCGATCTTGACCTTTCCATTCGACTTCACTTTGACTACTTTCCCCTCGATCAGCTTCGACCCTTTCCGGAACCACACCACGTTTCCGGCCTTCATGCTTTCGGTCGCTTTCTTGCAGACCTCAAGGTAAATCTTCTTCCAGTGTTTCTGGACCACCCGGGCAATCGCTTTCAGGTGATCAATGTCGGTGACCTTCTCGATCGATGCAGCAATTCCTTTCACTGCTTCCGGCACTGGCTTTGCTGTGAACGGGACAACTTTCTTCTCGCTTGCTTTCGCCTTCTTGCTCTCGGCGGGCTTCTTCGACGTCGGCTTCGTCTTCTTCGTATCCTTCCCGTTCGTTCCCTCGGCCTTCGAGTCAAGCGCCTTTCGATTCTCTCCCGCTATTTTCTCGGCCTCAGAGTGTCCATTCCCGTCCGTCTTGCCATTCTCTTTTCCGTTCTTGTTCTCTTCCATTGTCTGTTTCTCCTTTCATCTAATAAGGTTAACTACAGAACTACCGCTTCAGCCGACTTCGCCCCACCCCCTTTCTCGCTCACTCGTCCAACTCTCCACCGCTTCGGGTCAGGCTGAAGATATTCCTTCGGGACCGTTCCTTTCATTACCTTTCTCACTGGCAACACCGCGTATCCATCTCCCCCTTCATTCGCCTTCACCACCAGCTTCCTCGACTTCAGCCTAACCACCCGCCCCGCATGAACTATGCTTTTCTTCCGCCACCAAACATCGTCCCCTGGCTGAAACTCTCTCACCATCCTCACTTCTTCCAAACCGTACAGCTTCCGAAACCAACTATTCGCAATCCGCGCGATCTTCTTCGCTGCCCTCACATCATCAACCGCTTTTATCGCCGCAATCAGCGCAGGATTTACATTCACCCCGTTCGTAATCTTCAACCCGTCGTCGTCCACGTCCTTTTTCAACAGCGGCGCTTTATCAACCTTCTTCCAGCCCCCCTTCCTCTTCCTTCTCTCATCTACGATCGGCAATCCGAAGTTCTGCTTCTGCCCTGTCAGCTCCGCATCCGACATCGTGATCGATCTACCGGTCATCCTGTGCTTCCGCTTCCTCTTAAACACCACTGCGGGCACCAACCCTTCCCTTTCCTTCAGCCTTTTCTTCGTCCTCTTCAATTCTGCTCTCGACATCTTCTGCCCCCTTTCTGTGTTCCAAAAATATAGAAATGATAAAAACCCCATACAGCGACAGCACCGAGAACAACACAATCAAAACGTACTTTGTCATTGCATCCACTTCTCGACCACTTTCTCGTTTTCCAGCCACTCTTGATACGCCCAATCCATCTCGGCCTTCCACGTCTCGTCAAACACCTCATCTATCCGCCAATACTTGCACCGCCGGGCCACCTCTTCTTCTATCCGCTTCCTCAACCACGGCTTCTCTGTCTGCCTGGCCTCATCTAACAGCCTCACCACCAGACCGTCTCCGTCAAGGATTGGGAAAACACCACCCTTAAAAATGATGGCCCGAATTTCCCCCCGTCTGACCTTCTCTTTCAGTTCTTCCTCTTCCTGTCTCCGGGCTTCAATCGCTTGCTTGAACTGCCACCGCTTCCTTCGCTTTTCCTTATTCCATCTCATCTCCCGTTCCGCTATGCATCTGGGTGGCGATAAATAAAGGTTAGTGGGCACCTCAACCGTCTTCCCGTTTGCTGGGTGGACAATAATCAACTTGTCGCCCCGCCTTTCAACCACTTTCACCATCACGCCTGTTTCAATGTTCATCATTCTCATGCGCTCACCCCCTTTACGATCTGATGACCCCAATTCGTCAACGTCCAGTCAAGATCAACTATCAACTGTGCGAGCTTTGGATTGGTCACCCTCAACTCTTCCAGCTGGTCTGGTCCGTTGGCTTCTTTTTTCAACCGCTGTCTAATAATGATGGAGAGTTTTAGGACTTCTGGGAAAGGGACTGCTTTGACCACGCTCTCACCCCCTTCATTAACTCAATTGCGTAAATTCAGGGTATTAAAAAAGGTAGAGAACTTGCTTGCTTCCGACCATCCGCTTTTTGTGCTAACTGTCTGATTTCTCATTAGCTTCACGCTAACACCGGCATCATTCTATGTCAATATTTTTTCATGGGGTTCGGCTGTTTGTGAAAAGAATTATTTAGCTTTTAAAGTTTGCGTAGTCTGCATTGGTTGGCACTTTTTTTGTCATGGAGATCGCTGAGCAGGTGTGTAGGAAAGTAAAGGGCAGTTCTGAATCAAGTAGTTTACATCGAAATACTGCGTTTAGATTAACTATGTAATTTTAATGGGTTAACTGTTTCGCCCCAATTTCATCAGGGGTTTCAGCCCAACCCCCGGACCGCGCCCCGGAAGTCAACTTTATACGGCCTTTTTAACTGGCTTCGGTACTGGATCTCTATCCTCAGGAGATGGAGAGGCCTTACGGTTTGCCAAACCACGCACCACGCCTATCCACCAAACTACGCAATCCGCCAAATTCAAAAACTTCAATTCTTCTATCTTGTAGTTCTTTCATTCTCAGTAGTTAATACTATCTCTTAATTCTTTATATATAATATATAGTGCAAGGGGGGATTCGATTTGGGGATGATGGGGATCGGACCCATTTTCTCGATCGGCCTATTGAAATTATTACGTTTTTCTTTTGTGCAATTAAATTGCAAAGGCTTTGCAAGTAATTGCATATATGCAAAGGATTGCAGTCTTAACGTAAATACTTAATATTATTACATTTCATTTTTTCTCTCAAAACCATTTCTTTGTTCGTTTTCTGCAATTGATTGCACAAAAATGTTCATAACCCTGTGGAATTGCTGTGGAGTGTTGATTGCAAAGCCAATTGTATTAAAAGTGCAACGAGGTGCAATTTGATTGCATAAGGGTATGATGGGGCTTTCAGACAAAAAATGCCATCAGCGGGATTACGAGGTATTCATGCTTCGGTCATCCTTTGCAATTCCTTTTGAAGATTCGGTAGTGACTCATTTTGATTTTTCCGGTTTCAATCCCCGCTTGACACCGAACGCGCAAACCCTGCAATAATGGATGCATGAGGAGATCAAGCAAACCTCTTACGAAAGACCCCAATCAATTAGCATATGAGATTGCGCGTATCTCCACAGAAGAATCAGAACAACCAAAGGAAAGGTCCCCGATCTCGGAATACCTCTCCCAAACTGGCCGCAAGGGTGGATTGAAAGGCGGGCCAGCAAGGGCAAAGAAGCTATCTTCAAAGAAACGTAAAGAAATAGGCAGAAAAGCTGCAAAGGCTAGATGGTCTAAGAGTTAGAAGCATATTCCATTTCTGCTTCTTCCAAATCTAAAGTAAAACTAAAAGACATCTGTATGGGCTTTCCAGGATTCCGATTCTCGTTATAACTATCTATGTCAGTTTTAAGCTGTCTACAATCTCCAACAACCTGCTGACGCCTTTGTTGGAATGCAATTTCCATATGCTGTCGGTCCGCAGTTCGAATATCTGCCCATAATGGGATCTGTTTACCATTCCGTTCTACTTTGGCTACGTGTTTGGCACGTACTGTCCGGCCCTGTGGATCAATGATATGTTCCTCGCGCATTGCCTGGGCCAACTGATTAGCACATTGATCAATGACGGCAGATGGTTGTGGTTGCCATAGTCGCTTCGAAACAGCCCAAGCAGCTATTTCATGTGTGGAAGCAGGCCAAGGTTGACCTGATTCCATGTAAGTATCTACAATCTTTTGTAATTGTTTATTATACACAGCCATTTTCTACCTCCTTATCTTTGAAAATAGGGGGTGTCTGCCCCCAACCATCTGTTAAGGCTGATTGAATTATAATATGCCTCACCTTGTCTAACATTTTGCGATGCATTGACCACGGTATTTCCTTTCGAAATTGGAGTTGACCAACAACAATACCCGGATGTACCCCAATTCGTTTCGCAAAATTGACAATTTTTTGTTTTCCATAAAGAGGATGAATCCGTAAAATAAAATCGTTGAGTGCTGAATGAGTAACTAAGAATTCTGTGGCGAAAATATCTGCCTGCGCCTCGGTTTCAGTTATTTGTTCCAAAATCTGAGTTTCATCTCCGACAAGATCAGTGTCTAATGTTATATCCTTCAGCCCGTCCCGCCGTTTTACATGGCCCAGTTCATGGGCAAGGGTATACCAAAACCCATCAATTCGGTCAAATCGCAGAGAAAGCACTATGACTGGAGTCCTTTCATTAAGCCAAAAGGTAACGCCGTCAATTCTTGTCTGCGGTAAATGTTCGGCTATGATGAAACGGATGCCAGATTCTGCCAGAATTTTGGGAACGTGCCTTATTTCTGGCACGCTGGTGAGTAGCATCTTTAGTTGTGTCAAACCATTTTTAAACGACTGATTAGAAAATGATTTTGCATGTACAGCATATGCAAGTTGCTTAGCCCTAAAGAGCCAAGCCTTATGAGATGGAAGAATTTCTTGTGTTCCCCTACGGGCTGCATGAGGATACTCAATAGCCTTGCCCAAGTTGTCAACTTCAAAGAATCGCATTACTCTCTTCTCAAGAACCTCGATGTTTTCCGATGGTTCAATCCAATGTCGTTTAATCATCTCCTTGATTGGGGCAATTTGATATAACTTAGCACGTCTAGAAATCACATTATCGGTATCTTGTGTGCGCCATAATTGGTAAGCAATCTCTAGGTTCATCCAATACTGCGCACTAGTATCGAACGCCTCCCCAAGAGCCTTCGCTATTTCAGGCGAAATGGGTCTTTTCCCAAGGACTAATTCATTAACTAGGCTAGGTAGTCGACCGATGATTTCGGCCAATTCAACCTGAGTCCAATTACGAGCCTCTAATTCTTCCTTAATGAACTCCCCTGGCGGAAAAACTTCGGCTATTTTTCTATCGTTCATGGCATTCCCCTCCCCACTTAATGGTAATCCTCAATGCAAACAATAATCACGATCTTATGAGGATTATTCCCCTTAAATTCCAGAATAAGTCTCCATTGGTCATTTAGACGTATTGAATGTTGGTGTTTCCTGTTGCCTTTCAGTTTTTCAAATCTAAGAGACTTTTGGCTATAAAAATCTCTTTCATCAAAGGCAGCCCTTATTTGTTGCATGCGTTTTCTGAATGCCTTAACAATACCTGGCTGATACCCTCCATCAAAGCCAGAATCAGTTTCCAGCCTATCAAGGCTGTTATCCTTAAAAATCACCTCCATTCCCAACAGATCACCTCTTGAAGCTAATATACAAGGTTTAATTGAAGATGTCAAGTATAAAATACTGAAATTCACGAATTTCAAAATTTCAGTATTTACAATATCCAAATTGCTCGAATATAATAGAACCTTAGAATGTTCCAGAGGAAAAACGTGGCCTGTTCGGATATGGGGACGTGTGGACGTGGGTTGCAATGGATGCAGAGACAAAACTTGTTCCTTCATTCATGGTAGGGAATCGCGACGCACAAGATGCGAATATGTTTATTGATGATCTCGCCTCTCGTCTTGCTAATCGGGTCCAACTCACAACCGATGGGAATAAAGTTTATCTTGAGGCAGTCGAGGGAGCATTTGGGTGTGATATTGACTACGCCATGCTGGTTAAATTATATGAATCAACCCAGGATGAAACTCGTTACAGTCCAGCGAAATGTAACGGATGCAAGGCAACGACGATCACCGGGATTCCTGATTTTAAGCATATTTCAACGAGCTATATCGAACGTCAGAATTTAACGATGCGGATGGAAATGAGGCGATTTACCAGGCTAACCAATGCCTTTAGCAAGAAAATAGAGAATCACGCCTTCCATTTGGCACTTCATTACATGTATTATAATTTTGTTAGGATTCACAAGACGCTGAGAATGATACCGGCAATGAAGGCAGAAGTTACGGATCACCCTTGGTCGGTTGAAGAGATCGCGGGGCTTCTTAACTAAAAATGTTATTGTATTTTTATCACAAGATTATTCATTGCCGTGAGACAGTTTTGTAGATACTCTTCCTTGACCTGTACTCGCCGATTGGCAATTCTATGGGACCCTGCTTGGAGTAGGGGAAACGGAAGTCCCTTTGCAAAGGCAACTATGCCCGTTGTCTGAAAATCTCGTATTTCTGACAACCCGTTTTGGATTGAGGAAAAAGTAAAAATTTGAGGATGTGAAGCCATCAAACCCATTATAAAAGAATCAATAGTTGTTAACACTGAGTGATATGCTGAAGCTGGTCCCATATATTGTGTAAGTCGATTTTTGGCAATGATGTGTATTTGGGGCAAAGTTCTACTAGCCTCATGCAATCTTGAAGAAAAAGAATATTGAGTATAAATTTGTGACGGTATGTTTATGCCGTGAACTAGGGCAAAGACATTGTGTACTGCACGTCGGGAAGAGTCATCGGCCATAACCGGCACAATTAAACGATCCGTACAAGCTAGAGCAATTTGGGTATAAATTGAAAAACTTGGATTAGCATCAATAAATATTATGTTATACTTTCCTCCCAGTGCAGCAATAAAATTTCTCGCCCAATCAATTATAGAAATCCATGTGTTTACACCCGGAATTTGAGCGATAGCCAAAGTCGCGATTGCATTGGATTGAAGTTCAAGAACTGCATCGCCAGCGACCAAATCAATATTTTCAGGGATATTGCTATTAAATTCTCTTGGGTTACAAATAAAATCGTCTGTATTAAATCCATTTGAGGAATATGGAGAAGGGAAACGAAATTGGAAATAACCGCCTATTGTTTTTCTAGGGTTTAACGATTGTAAATTTACCAAACTATTGTTTCCATTTCCTAAAAGTCCACCAAGAAACAATTCAGATAAATTCGCTTGGGGGCAGAGATCCATTGCTAAAATCTTTTCGTTAGGATGACTTAATGCATACATAGAAATAGCTTGGAAGGCAAGGCTTGTTTTACCTGTTCCACCCTTATTGTTCCAAAATGCATAAATGGTCATTGTTTTCTCCTTTGCTTCAATATTGCATCGTTGGGAAGCTATTTTGTCTGTTTGTAGCACTCCACAATATTTTTATACCATAAATTTCAAAATGCGTCACTACCCGGGAATGAGCCACACGGTTTTTAATATATACCATTTCAATACTTTTTGGAAGTGAGTGAGCAGAGGGAAGTCACCATAACACTTAACAGGGTCTATGGGGTCAAGTCTTGACTTCCACATTCCAGGGTTTTGTCTTCGGCGACCTTCCGTTCCAGTTCCTTCTCAAGATTAATCAGTTCTACGATCGCAAGGGTCCGGTCTCTCTCCGCGTGCTCTATTCGTTTTGTGGCGGCGAGAAGTTTCATTATGCTCTTTTTCATGTCCAGGCTTATCTCCCGGGCAGACCGCTTCTCCATCTAAACCCACAAACGCCACCATGCACTAAGTTATTTCTTTACGTTAGACTCCGTTATGGCCTTCATTGCCTGCATAACGCTCTTCTCGAGGCGCAGCGTGATAACTTCCAATTCCTTCTTTACCAATTCCCTATGGTGATTTAGACTGTCGTCAAGCTTAGCAATGAAAATGCCCGCCATCTTCGTAGTGACTTTCTCACAGATTATCTCATGATTCTGCATCATCAAAGGTCCTCCCCTTTCAAACATATCCTGCCTCCAATCCTCGATCTCACATAACCGGCAATTCATACCCTCTGAGCACTTCGCCTGCTTTTCCCTGCACCAATCAAAGAATTTATCCCTCGTTACGGTTCCCCCTTCTTTTTGAATTTCGGTTTTCCATCCGTGAAGGTCATTAAAAACCATTGTCCAAACAGTCCTTATCAGGACGCCCATTATGATAAAAAGCAATCCGATGAAAGACGTAATGGCCCAAAAGACAAATTTACTTTCCATTAATTCTCCCCTGCTATCGTTTACGGATTCACGACATACTCTTGATTTATCGAGATCAACATTCTGGTTGTGCTCAAGGCTCTGCCAACGACTTGCTTGATACTGCCCTGTCCACTCGGCGGCGTGGCAGTAATTCCACCAGCCACAGTGTCAAGGTAATATCGCGCCCCTTCGGTCAATCCGGCAAGTCCATCAAGCGGCCCAAACAATATCACTTCCCCTTCCGTTGCATGGGCCACTTTCACGAATCCGATAGCAGGCTTCAATCCGTCGGTGGCGTTGGCAAGCTGAAACGTGCTGGAACTTAAAACGGCAACGGGCTTCCCTGCCACAAATCCGCTCGTGTTCACCATTCTCAAAACGGTCTCGCCATTATTCAAAACGTCAACCAGCTGATTAACGTCCTCGGCCTTGACAAGACTCCCGCGCCCCTCATAAGAAACGTTGATCGTTTTCCCGGCGTCGGCAGAATGAAAAAGAACATCTCCAGTGACATAGTTAACCTGGAACTCCTTCGTCTGGACAGGAATCACCGATACAGCCGACCAAAACTCAGCAGTGAATATCCAATAATCGCCCAAATTAAAATCCTGGCCAGTTCCACTTCCAAACTGCACCGTCAGATCGAGCTCAATTGCGATCGGAAGGGCATCGGCAATGGGAATGAGCGTCCCCGACCACGTTGACCCATTATCAGACGACCACTTGAACGTTGCCGTCCCCCCTATGTCTCCCGCAGTGTCAATCTCGGCCTTATACGTCTTTGTCGCCAACCCGGAATAATCGCCCCCGCTTGCGCATGAACCCGAACCAGCTCCGGTCTTTGCCGTCGGGCTAATTCTTCGAACCTCAACCCCATGGTCGGGATCTGGCACCTCTTGCAGCCTCAACTCGTACGGGCTTCCAGCGGGAACAACAAGCGTTTCGGCTATCGAGAGCGTCACGTCTCTTTCGTCGGTCACTTTTTTTAAGGCCATCTCACCCACCTACCATTTCTTATCCTCACCCCTGTAAAATGGAGAGGAAATGATCCCAAGGTCGATAATATCCTGCCACATGTCCCTATCGAACACGTAAGCCCTGTAGACGTGCTGATTTGGAACCAGCTTTATCATGTTTCCGCCATTCATATACGTCCCATTCGAATATCTGAATCTTGCGTAAGGGAAATACATCTGAGGCTCAAACTCAAGCTCAAGGACAAAATACTTTTTGGTCGCCGCCGTCTCTGGAACCATCAGTTTGAAAAAAATGCTTCTCTTCGTGTGCGTGAACATCGGCCCGAGATCTATCATCGTGTCGCTATACATCTGGACAAAGCTTCCATTACCGACCTTGACGCTCAACCACCCATTATCCAGAATCTCTTTCCCGCGTGCATTTGTTACCCCTGCTCGCACCCTCAACTGTAGGTTTTCAATAAACGGAAGCTTCTGGTATCTTCCCCACCACGCTTCAAGCTCAGGCGTGTATCTCTCAACACCCTGCCTCACCCAATCTTCTTCGAGGGTCAGAATATCAAAATTGTAATTATTCGCTTCGTAAAGCTCTATATTGGCGTCTCCACCAACGGTCAGGCTATCGCTCCATTCAGTCGTAAACGAATAGGACACCTTTGACATCGAAACCCCATTCATGGACTTTGCATCTATCTCCACATTAACGCCCTGCAGGTAGCTCCATGCGGGATGGTCCACCTCGACATAATACTGCGATGCAGACCCGCTATAACTAAACTCCGGATCCCCCTTCTCGTACAGGATGCCATTGATCTTCACCTTTACTTCGTCAATATCGACACCATCGCCCATCGTCCCACAGACATAGAAACTCACCTTTCGGCTTAAGCCAACGACGGTCTCGCCTGACTTCGGGCTTCGTCCCTTAATTGCAGGGGCGAATGCATCGTTCAGGGTCGATTTGATAATTGCAATCGCAATGTATTGCTGTTCCTCTTTAAAATTGGCCGAATCCTCACCCATAACGACAGACGCATTGACCACCGTGGCCAAATCCATCTGGTGCCACAGATCTTCTTCGTAGCACTCGCTTATAATGTAAACGACGGGCTGGTCTTGGGCAGGGATTATCCCGTCTTCTTCGGTGACGACCGCAACAATGGTAAAGCCAGGCTGCTCAAACGCAACCCCAGCCGTATCCGTCTCGGTGATTACCGCAGTGATCGTGATCAGCGGCTCTTCATAGAAGTAATCTTCTTCGATCACGACAGATACGATCGTGAGGCTTTCTTCCTGCAGGAAATAATCTTGCTCGGTTACATCGGAAGCAATCGTGACAAGCAGTTCTTCGTATACTTCAGTAAAACCAAGGCAAGCGGCGACAATCTGAACGAGGCCTTCCTCTAAATTCTCGTCCCCAGTGACAACGCAAACCGCCGTAACCGCAGTTTCTTCCGTCTGCGCCCCGCCATCTTCGCCAATGATAATGGCAAGGGCAGAGACCTCTTTAATCTCCATCCAAATGTCTTCTTCGGTTACGGCAGCGGTCGCGACAAGACTTTGCTCTTCCGGCGTGTAGGCTTGGACTTCTTCGCCCGCAAGGCCGCAGGCAGCGGTGGCAATCGGCTCTTCTCGATACTCGTCAACGACTACCGTCGAGACGACCGTCACCAATCCTTCTTCAACAGCACCACCCGTGAAGAATACAAGAATGCTCACAGACCAATCTCCCTACTACTGCTGTTTGATCTTGATCTTGCAGCCAAGCGTCTCAGTGTTCTGCAACGTTCTCGATTGACTTAGGGCCACAAAGGCAATCAGCTTGCCAGCAGTTCCAGAAGCTGTCGTGGTCAATACCATGTACGTTACGGGCCCCCATGATCCGCCCGTGGCAGAGAACGTCACCTGCTTGCTGGTAGCCATATAATCGCCCGAATCAAGAGCAAGCGTCGGCCATCCAACCGCACTCCGCTCAATCTCTTGGCGAGCATAGCCATTCCCCGTCGGCTCGCCAACAAGATCAGCCATCGTATCGGTCTCCAGGGGCGTATCGTTATACAGGCCAAGATAAAACGTGGTGGGAAGGTTCTGAGCGCGGAGATACCCATCGAGCATACTTTGCTCGCCCTCGTCCGCAAGCGCATTCTGCAGAACCTCGCTCCAAAGTAAATTGCCGTCCTTGTCCCGGCACTCAATCTCATAAAACCCTATCCACGTCGCATGCTTCTTGCCTGAGAGCAGCGCCCTCAAAGCCATCTTCCAAGCTCTTTTTGAGAATAAACTTTCAAACATCGTTTGACCCTCCTTTCACGCTTTTGCGTAATATCAAGATAAAAAAATACCTACCCAATCGCCTACCAAGCTTCATTACGACACTCTTATTTGATACTTATACTTCAACGTCAAAGCTTTCGTGCTTTGAATCAACACACCTGTCGGATTCACGTCCCTACACATCAAGAAATATTGTGCGATGGAATAAGTTCGGGCAATTGCCCCAAACTCATAAACAGTTATGTCCGCACCCGAGCTGTTGGTAAAAATTCTTTGATGCTCAAAGTACCTCACACTGCCATCGGTCGTCGGGACAGTTGGCACTGTATCAGCCCCATAGGATAACTGACCAACCCCTGTCCCATGAGCAATTTTAGCCTGCAAAGCATAGTCCCCGGGTGCCACGGCATTCGTGCCCGTGCCTACCACCAGACCAAAAAGGTCAGCCGCCGCAGCTGACATATAATGCATATTGTTATGAGTAGCCGCAGATGCATTCGACGTGTTGAGTGTATTTAGAAACACAGCATTGCTCATCAAATCATACCACCAATAAATCATCGCATTCACTGGCGGATCGCAGATTTTTCTATACGCTAATCTGCCCGGAGCACCTATTCTTCCAACATAAGCCTTTAACTCGATATTAAATCTCACGGCAATGGAATCTCCATTCTATAATTAAAAAAATACTCGTCTCCTGGCTCAAACAGAATCCCGTCTGGAACCACATCGCGTGCAAACATCCAGCTATACAGAGCACTGGTGAATACATAAAGCCCTACCTCAAAGATGCGTAGTGGGCTGGTGTGTTTGTTTTCCACCGCACGAACATTTTGCAGAAAACGCATGTTCTTTTGCGGACCGTTCACAGCGTAAATCGGATAGCCCATATCTTGAACTTTATAAAACAACTGACCTGACCCGGTACCGTGTGCTACCAGTGCTCCAAGAGAATATTGCGACAAAGCTGGCGGTGCAGAGCCTGTGCCAAGCACTACCCCTTTATTTGTCTCGCCCACAGCGGCTAAGACCGTCGGTGTCATATTGTAATTCATACCCCTCAACGTATTCGTTATGTCTAACGACGTATATGCAGGCAGCTCGGTATATCTGGAATGAGTATACAGAAAATCAATCCAAGCCCGAGCAGGTGGATCATCAGGATTCGAATAGACCAAAACCTTCTTTTTACCTACCCGCTTGTAGACATAAAGTCCAAATCCAAACGAATACGCATTCGGCTCATGCGACTGACGTCGAGTAACACGTTTCAAGGAAAAAGCTCCTCTCTAAGTAAATTATCGCCCCTCTTTTCGATGCATGTTTGCTTCTTTTCTTCTTTTTCTCTTCTATCAGTTTATATCGTCTCATCCCTTTCTCCTTACGGTGCGGTAACTTTTACCCTGTACGTGATAGTCAGTGTCTTGGTATCAAGCACATCAATCGCCGTACCGAGGACATCCCTACACATCAGCCAATACAAGGCTTGCCCTTCATATCTATCGACCAGACCTATCTCGGCCACCGTTACTGTTGACCCTGAACCATTTGTAAACCCCCTAACCACTTCGCAATAACAATCATTTCCTACGATAGTCGGAGCAATAAGGGTCACAGCCCCATACTGCAGCTGGCCAGTTCCAGTTCCGTGGGCAATCTTCGTTGCAAGAGCATAGTCGCTTACGGTTACGGCCGTTGTTCCAGATCCAACCATAACTCCATAGTTCGCATCCGCTGAGGCAGCGTTTACACACCATGCCTGTCCAGAACCTATCACGAAGGACCTATCAACATTGCTGGTATCCTTCATGGTATACCCGAGACCCGTGCCAATACAGTACAGCCACGGATTAAATCCCCTAACCGGCGGATCGTTCCGCTTTCTAAAGACCATCTTGCGATGCCTTCCACCGAGGTCACTCAGATATCCAAAAGCATCGATTAGAATTCCATGGCTTCTTCTCATCTTCTTCTCCTAAATTGTCGTCTGAACCTTATAAACCACAATCAAAATCCCCTCAGCCGGTACCGTTATTCCGCCCGTTGTATCTCTTGCAAGTAAAAAATACCATCCACCATTCAACCCATAAATGCCTACCTCATTTACCGTCACATCCCCACCAGATAGGTTGATAATCTGCCTATAACCCTCTGTTGTGTACGTGCTTCCCGATAAGGTCGGGGCGGACCAATAGTTAGCCGAATAATACAGTTGACCACTACCCGTTCCATGCGCAATCAACGTTTGGAGCGTATAATCGCTAACGGTAACCGCATTCGCGCCCGTGCCTACCACAATTCCATAGGCATTCCCAGCAGCAGGATTGATTACGATTGAAGTATGGACATAAGACCTCTGTGTCCCCGATACATCCTTCCAGTTTTGATTGACCATTGTAAAATGGGTATAAATAGCATAAAGCATAGCTTGGACAAAAGGATCGTTCTTCTTTCTCAATGCCAGCTTTCTTTTTCCTTTTTGATCCACCAAATACATTTCTAATCGCAAGAACGTTCCTTTTTTTCCCACTGCGGCCTCCTATGTTACTTCCGTTGAATATTCCGACCCATAGCTACACGTTTTGGTCGGCCAACCTGGCGTCACGGCATTGGTTCCGGTCGACCCCCACGTCCCGGTCTTTAACAACGCATCTCCCAAAACCGCTTGATTGGGACCAGAGCCGTACGCACACGTTGGGCCAATTGCCTCACCTTTATACTTTTCTTGTCCGAGTAGCTTTCTTCTTCTCATGTCGTTATGCTCATTTTATACCTTAAGGTAAATATTTTCCCGTTGTTCACCGTTACTCCCGACCCTAAAACATCTCTCGCAAGCAAATAATAATACGCGGCAGCCTCATACTTTGAGTAGAGCCCAGTCTCATTAATCGTCACATCACCACCCGATGAATTGGTAAAAGGACGGTGGAACACCATCAAAGTCTCGCTCGCACCCACCGTAAATATCACTAGTTCCGTAATCCCGTACACCAGCTGGCCAGATCCGGTCCCTTTGGCTATTTTTGTCTGTAGAGCATAATCATCCACACCCACTGCATTCGTGCCTGAACCAACCACGGGACCATAAGCATCTTCGTCCCGAGGAGCATTGAGCAGCATAGCATATCCAATCCACGCCCACGGACTGCTCTGATCATTCCCATCCACCTTCTTCATTGGAACACTTACATCTCCCGTGAACATCGAATACATATACCAATGGAAAGCCTTCACCACTGGATCACACCTCTTCCTGAAAACAAGACGAGGCTTGCCTCCGCAACCACTCAGATAACCGCTCAATTCAATATTGAATCTCATATCGAGGTTTCCATTCTGTACGTCACCGACATTGTTGCTCTATCCAGGATTGCAACGCCCGGGCTAACTAAATCCCTTGCCAACACGTAATAATAGCTGCCATGAGTTCCATAAAGTCCCACTTCATTCACCGTTATAGAACCACCTGATAAATTCGTAAGCTCCCGGATAAACACCGATCTATACATAGAGCCTGTCGGCTTTGCAGGCTGCGTAACTGCCATTGCCTGGTAATACAATTGCCCGCTTCCTGAACCATGCGCGATTATTGTATCCAGCTTATAGGCATCAAGACTAATCGCTGCCGTCCCCGTTCCGACCACGATTCCATAACTTCCATTTGCAACTCCAGCGGTTATAGACATCCCGGTCTGATTCCAGTCACGGCTGGTGTTGGTGATGTCTTTTATGGCTATTGTCGTTACATTCCAAAAAATCCCATACATCAAATATATTAAAGCCTTCATGAACGGATCGTCATTGAGCTGGCGCACCAAACGAAATTCTTTCTCGTCCTCGTTCCTCAAACGAATGTCACAGTGAAGATTAAAAAGCTGTTTCTTTCCCACTTCTCAGATTACCTCTCCATAGATATTCATCGAACCTGTCGAGATTGACTTGACTGCCAGCCTTATAGAGGTTGCCCCCATCACGTCGACCATCTTGACGGTGCCAAAATAATTTCCAGTCGAAGTTCTTCTCCACTGCGATGCAGTAAAGGCTATCTCCTCACCAACGCCGATTATGGCAGGCGTGGTTGCGCCATCATAAAATACTGGCACTATCACGCAATTCGCCCCTGCTGTGTTAAAATCCACCTCGATCAATAGCACTGACTTATCGCCAACCGTTATCGCTGTCGATGTCAGGGCTGAAAGATCTACACCATCAGCAGCTGATATCGTCGCCCTATTTGGCGCACTATAAAAAGTCGACGGCAGATGAAGCGAGGCAAAATCAAACTTTTGGATTAACCTGTCGTGGGAATCCCCCTGCTCGTGACCATCTCTCGCCCCAATATACGCCCCCGTTCCTACATTTATTCCTACCGCTCGTTCAGCCAAGGTCTCCACCTCCTTTAGGTCAGTCAGGGTCCAACGTGATCTTCGGGATGAACCCATGACTATCAGGTAAGTATTGAGAAAAATCACTCCCACCAGTAAGTTCTTTCCACCACTCAATCACACCCTTTTCAGAAAGAACCTTATTGCCACACTTCAAACAGCCCCAATATGTCTTGTTCTTTCCATCCTTCGAATCGCTGCAACCACCACAAATCGGATGCAGTTGCATACATTTTTGTTTTCCACACTTTGGGCAGTCCATTTTTGGAAAAACATCCCTAAACAGGTTATAGTTTTTCTGCGTTCTCACTTCGCCAGTAGCTTCGTCAACCTCTCTTACTATCTGAACCTTCTCGTGAGGGCCTATAACAAGACCGTCTTCGCCTACGGGCGGCGCATTCGGGTCACGTTTCAATATCTTTAGCGGATCGTCGTTATAATGTTTTGTCCTATATTTTTTCACTCTATCGGCTGTCGTTTTTAATTCAGGATAAAATCTCTGCAATAACTTGTAGCGGTGAATCTTTTCTTCCATGTCAAACCCCCTTAAGAAAGTGCCCCGGGACAGCATTTATGTTCTTTCAACCACTGAGACCTAACGTCATAAACCCCACCGCAAGTGACGCATATCCATCCGACACCTGGATGATACCATCGCCCTCGGCAATACTCCGGTGGCGCGCAGCATGTGGGCGGATTCCACGCACAGGTCGTTCCTTCCGTCCCCATAGCGCTACATCCGCCTCCGGGGTTGCTCCCATGGATAATGCAATACGATCTCCAGGCCCCGCCATCTTTACCAACAAAATCCCCCCTGCAATTATAATTATCAAATCCCCATTGCCATCCAAGGCCAAAATGCCAGTTATAGCCTTGATCCAGCCAACTATAAAGATAGTCCGGATTTCGGCAGGAATCACACCAAGAACCCCAATATTGCTCATTCGCAACCCATACTTTTTTATAGGCAACCTCATTCGTATAAACAGCATTAATTGTCATATCGACTTGGTCTTCAGCACCACAGGCGTCTTGACAGGTTATCTTAATTGTCCACTTCTCACAGTTGTCCCATGAATCCTCATCCGGTGCAGTGTAGGTCGCTGACGTTGTGTCTTCGCTAACCTCGATCTCTCCTGGGCCATCAAGCGACCACGCAAACGGTGGGCATCCACCATCCTCAGCCGGTTCAACCCACAGGTCAACAACAGTTCCAGGACCGATCGTTTCCACGTCATCAGGTTCGGTATAAATAATCACCAGACGATCCCCTGGAAGCTTTAAGCAGCAATCAAAACTAATCATCTGGTCGTACCGACAGTACGGAACATCGTCTTCTCCGCTACCCATTTGAACGCTGAGGATCACCGTTCCGGATCCAGCTAACGGGTTTACCGCAAAATCAAATCGATACTCAGGCGGGTTTTCGGATATTTCCTGCACGTTGGACATTTGAACGTCGCAAATCGGCCCATTCCCATTGCAGTCGTGGAACCAATACGTAAGCGGGGCCATTGACCTCTCGGTGGGAGTGCAATCGTGATACCATCCCTTAACCGTGGCCTGATAGACTAAACCGGTTGCAATGGGACTTGGAGCATTGGCAAGAACATCACACCAGCACCCGACGTATAACAGCTCATCTTTCTCGCAGAACGGAACATTGTCGGGTCCAACAACCTCAACGTGTACGTTGAAAACCGCATACTTCTCATCTCCGTCTTCAACCGTTGGAATAAAAACTATGTGGTCTTTGTCCTCGGAAATCATCTCGACCGAACAGGTCCCAACGCACGTCAAGACAGAAACATCCCAGGAGACAGTCATGTCTTCCTCTTCCCGGTCAGAACTGCATCCAGCAAGAGAAAGATCTTTCGTTGCGGTTACTGTATCGCCTGAGCCGACCTTACTTCCTGGAGCAAGATCGATCGTCACCTCGCAGGTACACCCAAGTATTTTTACTCTCTTTGCGGTCGTACATTCCGGTGTCCCATCCACCCCCTCAAAGCTTGCAACCAGCGTGACATAACAAAAATCTTCCCCTGTGTACGGATAAACCGAAGCTATATTTGGAGTCCACAGCAATTCCCATTCCGCTGGCGGGGCAATAATCGTCCCGCTGCACTTACCTTCAGAAACGATTTCCCACGTCGGGACCATTCCTTCGTACGACGATGGATTACAGCCCTTGTCGTATTCGATTTCGACCGTATGTGACGTATCTTCGCCATTCTTAACCTCAGAGGGTCCAACAATAGTTAAACGGCACCTACAATGCTTTCTTTCCTTTTCCTTCTTTTGGGTAATCTCACGCTTTACCTCAACGCTGCTCTGTTCTTTTTTGTATATCGGGAGCCACCGCCTGCAACTTCGATCAAAGACTAAGAGAACCGAATCTCCAACCTTGTAATTCCCTTCAACAACGTGGCCTTGCTTCGTCATAAAGGACGTACCACCAAGTTCCGCAATAACCTCGTCGTGTACAAAATCCTGCCTCAAATCTAATCCTCTCCCATACAGATGCGGATATGCTTACAGCCCATCCACGGAATCACAAGCCCCTTTGCGCCCTGATCAACTCCTACCGTCATATCGTTATTACCAACCACAAGCCCACTTTGAAGGCTGAAATTATTCCCAAAGCCAACTTCGATCGACGCCAGCTTTTCGTTTCGTTCCTTTTCCGCTTCTCTTCGTTTCATCACTCAACCTTTCCTTGCAGCGTAATAACTGTCTGCATCTGCCCCGACTTGGCATCCTTACTTCTTGTCCAGCTCGCAATCATCCCGTCCCTCACCGTAACTGCCGGAATCTGCTCACCCCTACCAGCAGGCAACGTCCCAAACTCAGCTCTCCATCCAATATCAACATCAACGTCCTTGGGCAACATCAACTGCCGTTCAATCGTATACTGATAACTCACAGCATTCCTTTTTACTTCGGTAAGAAGTGCCGCAGCATCTGCCCAAGTACAAATATTTGGGTTGCTCACTACCAGTGCTGCAACGTCCATTGACCCTTGAGAACTCGGCTTTTCTTCAGCATAAACCTGTAATTTTCTATAAGGTTTGGGGTGTTTTGGCACCCTTCCCTTTATATTGTCCACCGTTGAGGTATGCTTTCCATCCCCAAGCTGTCTAAGCAAGCCACCGAGCGTCCTATGATACGTAACCTTCTGATACAAATCGTTCGTAATCTGCCTATAAAATACATATCTTTCCTCAACTACTGCCCGAGCCATATATGGGCCGCCTGGGGCATCTCCCTCTTGCATCCACCACCAATCGCCAAGGTCCAATTCGTAATACGTTTCCTTCCCGTAACTTGTTTGCCTGAAGCAATCCGACTCCCGACTCATTGTCTCAGCAATAAGGTTTCCGTTCGGAGCGTAAACCCAGGTCTCCTCAATTTTATCCACCTTCTGTTTATAGTACCTACTTGGAGTAAATCCAGGGGCATAAACAAGCATCCATGTGTATCTGCCAGTCTCGGTTACTCTCTTAGTCATTCTTGGCTTGTCAAACTGCTCGTCCAAAAATTCATACGTGTACGTCTCCATTGAATCATACGTGGTCACATCGGGAAGCCCACTGACCGAGAGGAGACGATTCTGCGTCGTCACATGCCTCGACAGCAAAGCCTTGTTGTTCCCAAATGGGTCCAACCGCCAGTTTTCTTCGGTCGTCGTGTAATCGGACATCGGCTGCCCCATCGGTAACTGTACGTTGTATTCCCCCGTACCAGACAACCTTGTTCCGAGGAACCTGTTGACCGCACTCATATCTCCATTCATTCGTAAATACATCTGCATTCCGCTCTCAGACCCGATTGTATTCCTTACTATGACACTCTTTTCCGCTTCCACCCTACCCTTATATTTCGATCTATCCCATTCGCCCAACCCACCCATCACCTTGATATATGTCACCTTGCTATCGTAGTTGAACGTTTCTTTTTGGCTCGCGTGGGAAATCTTATCGAAGGAAACCGAACCATTCCGATACGGCTGGTTGAAAATGTAAAGGACTCCCTCATCGATATAAATCGTGGGTTTCAGAAAATTAACTACAGAAACGATCGTGTCAAAATAGGAAGACTGAATGTCCGCACTTACCTGCCTCAACCAGTACGAGCGCACGTTGCAAATTAATTGCAACCCCATTCTCGCCACCAAATCGATTATCACATCGCTTGACGACCACCCCCCGGCAAGCGTCCTCTCGTTGCACACCTTGATCAACGGGATATAATCAAGATACGAATAATCGACCACCATATTACTGCCAGAATTGGCAATCTGAAACTCTTCGAGTTCATTGGGGGTCATCGACATATACATCAGGCTCTTCGATGGCGCCTTTCTAATAACATCCACCACCTTCGAGACCCCACCTATCACGGTCTGGTAACCCTCTGGACCAGAATTATACTCCCGTGTCGTCACAAACCCATTTATTCCTCTTATCGTTATGTCAGACCCAGGCGGATAGCCAGCCTCAACACTCGGCAAGGTGAGCGAGAAATCTTCTCCAGCGGATTCTTTAGCCCTACTGATTACATAATCAGATACAGGCGTGATTCCGAATGATAATTCCTTAATATCAACCAATCGACCCATCAAGATTCTCCCACCGCTGATCGTACCTCTTCGCGCAACTCGTCTTTTTCACCCCAGGTCTGTCCTTTGGGCGTTCTCTCTCCCCGAGTCTCCCTTGCTAAATTATTCGCTATGTCCTGAAGAAGTTTGGTGTTCGCGCTGATATTTTTCAGGCTGTCATTGTCCTCTGCGCCACGCTTATCCTCTTTCTCCATTTGCTTCAGCATTGATTCGAGCGACTTGTTCATATATTCTTGGGCTTTAAAAAAGTCCCCCTTCCCCATAGCAATTCCAAACATTTCTTGGTAGGCTTTCCCAGCAACCCCATACTCTTTTTTCTCCGTGGCCGTTCCAAGAACATCGGTGAGCATCTTTTCTCGCTCAACGCCAAATCCTTCCATTCGATACCTTTTCTCCTCTCCGATATCCCTCTTTTTGACATAACCCCGCCATTCCTCTGTCGTTATGGCTCCATAGTCCCACTTCTCCCGCATCGCCATGTTTTCCTTCTGCCGTCTTGTCTCTATATCATAAGGGCTCTCCACTTCCTCGCGTCCAGCGAGAGCGCCAGCCATCGTCTTCCAAGATTGGTAATATCCAAGTCTCTGTTCTGGCTTCATTTCGAATGGCGTTGGTTCTTTCCACTCAGCCCCCATTATTCCAGCTTCTTCTTTGCTCTTAGGCGTCCAGAGTGGCTTCTTCATCCACTTCTCGAACTCACCCGGCTCGCGTTTAACCTCAAGACCCCTACGGCGCGTTTCTTCTTCCCAAATGGTATCGAACGTCTTAATATTTTTGAGCGCTTTTTTACCCTGTTCAACCCTCTCCTTGTCTGCATCTGACGGTTCCCATCCCTCAACTTTCTTTTTCGTACCCCATATACTTTGGGCCGTCTCTTCTAATGACTTGGCAAGACTAACGCCGCCGTCAACAATAAGGCCAATTATTTCAGCCCATCCTTGAAGCGCTGGTCCTGCTATACCCCCGATGAGCGCTCCCTTTGGTCCACCCATGGCATATCCAATCGCCGCACCACCAGCCGCTTCAATTCCGACGGCCTTAAGGGGATTCTCCAAGCGGTACGATTTCATCGATGCTTCTACTCCAGCCATGGCGCTTCCTATCGCAGGCAATAGAATTTCTGTAAATGCCGTGGCCGCCGTTTCCGCAACGAACTTGAAAGTAGCTTTCAATGCATTTGCGAGAGGCTCCTTGGCTTCAGCCCACACCTTCGCTAATTCTTCCTGGGCGTTTGCCCAAACCTTTTTCAAAACATCAGCAAGATCACTCAAGGAAGAAATTCCTTCCCAGTCAATGCCTTTCGTAAAAACATCCGCAATCCTATCTGCAACGCTTTCCAGGAAGGAATTAATCTGTTCGGTCCATTTCTGGACCTTATCGGTCTTAAAAAAACGATCAAGCGAATCGTTCAGTTTAAGCAGATAATCCACAACTTTTTGGTAAATTCCAGTCTTTCCGAGACGGTCTAACCACATCTCGTACTTATCTTTCACGTTTCCCATCTGTATTCCGAGGTTCTTCGCCGCCATTGCCATCGTATCAGCACCGACAAATTCGTCTGTCCATGCCTTCAATGCTTTTATTGCTTCCTGCGGAGAGCCTTTCATCTGCTCCATCGTCATGTTTGCGCTACGTGCAATTGATTCTACTGGCACATCAAACCTAAACTGAAGGCTTCTCCAGTTCCCGGCAAGAGCCTCACGTATTGCCATCATTGCTCCAACAACGCCCTGCTCCGGTCTCATCGTAAGCATGCCCTGAATGATGTTCATGAAGTCTTTCATCAGCCTTACGTCGCCTTCCATCAGACCAGTTTTCGTTGCCGGAATAAAGGCAAGGGACTGCATCGACTGCATGACGTCTTTGTACATGGCGGGATATTCGGCAGCATACTCCTTAGCAAAAGTGGATACCTTCTTCACTGCATCCCAGCTTTTCAACGCACCATACAGCGAAATCTCCATCTGTTGAAAACCTTCTGTGGTCTTCAGCATGGATGTCGTCCATGATGTAAAACCGGCCACTGCAACACCACCAACAACGGCAGCCAGGGTGCCTACTACCGTTGTAACAGCCGCCGCTGTGGTGAGAAGAGTTCCAAGACCCGAGGCTGCCTGAGCCGCTCCACCCTTCATGCTTGTAAAAAGGGCAGATACTTCCTGCTCGGCCTTCTTGGCGCTCTCCGACATTGGGCGAAACCATTGCCCACCACCATAAATTCGCGTGGCACCTTCTAACTCGAAAAGCTCGGACTTAATCTTTTGGAAACCGATTGATTCGTACTTTACTGTGATGTCGCCCATTTATCGCTCCATTAAGAATATCGTTAAACTTCTAAGCCCTTCCCGTCTTTGTTGCCTCATCTATTTCGCTGAGAATCCGGTCAAGCTGTCCTTCGGCTCGAAGCTTATCTAAATACCATTCGGGTGGGCTTGCATCAGAATCTTGCCATCCAGGCGGGTAAAGTTTTGACCTCTTAATGTCGATCATGATCATCTTTTTTACGTGGTCTAATGTAAACGGTATCTTTTTCGTTTGCGCCTGCTTATAGAAAAGCCACAACTTATCGTTCATCGAACATCGCTTAGCCACAATGCCATACTTCCCAAGACAAGAATCGGCGCGCTCCTTATCCCACCTTTTCTCTGGTACCATCTTTGACCAGAACCGTTTCGAAACAGCAGTCTTCCCTGCCACCTGAGAATAATCAAAATACTCGATGTCGAACGGGAATGCATAAAGAGGATCTTGCTGCCATCGTTCGGCCATTTTCTTTTTACTATCTCTATCCTTTTTCGCCTTCGGATCGTATCCCCACTGAACCATTGCCTGGCGTTCCATCTCTTTAAAGATTCTCCTCTGCATGTAATACCAATACATCCGGACCAACGGCCTCGTCATTTTGGTCTGGATGTATTCTCTGTTATACCCATACTGATGGGCAAAGGCTTCGTAAATTTCGCCTAAGCTGGGGTAGGTTCGGTCTTCTCTTTCTTCTCCTCTATCACTGCTGAGGGCGCCTTCCCCATTCCTATCATCCCCAGCAGTTTCTGGAAATTTTCTTGGCTCTCCTTGGGAAGCCCTTCACTACTGAAGTTTTGCAGATAGAAGACCGCTGCAACGTGCTTCAATTGAAGAAGCGTGAGCTTACTTTTCACTTCCTCGACGGGAAGGTCAAGAATCATGTGAATCCAATCGGGGACCTTTCCACCCCCGATAATCGATTCAATAGGAGACTTTCTCATGTCAGAGAGCGCCTCCTTGTCTACTGGACACTCTTCGATCTTTTTCCCGACAGCATTTTTCACTACCTTTCCACATTTCGGGCACTTCCGGTCGGGGTTGAAAATATCATCGAAATATAGTGCGATGTCTTTCGACACCAGCTCTAGCTGGCCTTCCCATAACGGGTAAAGCTCGTACGCCTTTTCTCCAATCACAATAATTCGCTTATTTTGTTCTGGTAACAGCACTGCCAATTCATCTGGCACTGGAACTTCTTTTGCGCCCATCGTCGTCTCCTCTTCCGGAGCTCAGGGGAAGCCATCTTCCCCTTGTCGCCCCTTCATTAAAGTTTATGCAATCGTGATCTTTGCAGACCATCCAATCGAACTCTCGTTGATCGAAACCATACCCGCGGCATCCTTTGCAATAACACCGATGAAATAATCACCGGCATCCAGAGCGGCCAGCTCCATCGTCGCCTGATCGAATTTCTGTGTCAGGTTTACACCCGAGGACGCCAGGCTTGCCTCACGATCGGCAACGGAAGCAAGGCTGTTCGGCTCAATCGAAGTCGGTACAATCGTTGCCTTGATGCAGTAAATATCGTAATACCTGATTACTGCATCGGCTGGTTTCGTCCATGCAACGGTGATTCCTCCAGAAACCGAACCGGTCCCACTAACACCACTTGGCGTGGTCGGCCTTTCAAGCTGTGCCTTAATCCCGGGCTGGCTATTCTCTCCAAGGGGAGATGCAAATGACTTCGCTTGCTGGACAATCCAGCCAACTTCCCCGTCCACAAGAAGAGCACCTTCACCAGTCGCTGGAATGGTAAGGTCTGCGCCAACCGTAGTCGGAATAAACCAGTCCTTCACGTTCCCGTACTTATCCATCAACACGCATGGAACGTTCGCAACAAACCCCGCCAAATTAGCCGCAGGCGTCACGCTTAGCGTCGTCCCACCCGACGTGAACGCAGTGTCAATCAAACTCTGAGAAACATTACGTCGGATTCCAGATGGCCTGCCATCCAAAAGGTCAGCGATCAAATCATCTACATTCTCCATGATCGGTGACGCTCCGGATGCGGTCGCCTTTAAGAAAAAATTCTCAGTGGCACCTAACTCCGTATCCACCCGGTACCTTTCGATGTCAACCGTCACTTGAGTCAACGTCTGAACACCGGTAATCGGGTTCGTATATTCAACCGAAATATTCTTTCCCATTTCCTCATTCCTCCTTTCTAAATTAAGTTGCTGTGTGTCTTCTCATCACGACTCGCGCGTTATAGAGATCGAGCGCTTCGTGAATCGCCTCTCTACCTACATCTCCAACAATCACCCATCCATCAACGGCTTCCGCCTCAAACTCCAGAATCTTTTCTTGCAGTTCAGCGGTCGTGATCCAGTGAAATCGGTATCCTTTCGTTTCGATAAAACCAAGCTCCTGAATCACTGATTCACCATCGATCGTCGGGGTCTCAGCGCGCCTCGCAGTCTTTAATGGTTTATCAAACACAGTTGAGTAGCCCATCTCTCACCCTCTACGCATCAGCGTAAAATCAAACCAAAAAAACTCATTTACGGCGTTCCCTCATCATCGTAAATCTCCACCGTCTCTTCGACGTTCGGCTTATCAGTCAGGTTCAAAGTCGTCGTTCTTGAAATCTTGTACCATTCGCTAATCGCATCCAGCTCTACGACAGAAAACAGTTCAGGCGTAATCATGTTTTCCCTGGCCTGGGCCACCGTGTTCCCAATATACTTCGTCAGTTCAACGGTGAACTTCTGCCAGTCAGTCACGCTCTTGCTCACCTCAACCCTATTGATATAAAGCCCGCTTTCGGAGATTATCGGTTCATCCCCTACTGCTGGTTTAATCAATACCTGCCCAGCATACGTATTTCCCCGATCAGCGACCCCCATCCCTGCTGGCGGATCCCCCTTTCCATTAAGGGTAATCGTGATCTTCTTTCTAAAAAAGATAAGACCATCTGTATACGTCAGCTTGTCCCCAAGAGAAGGCGACGTATCAGGCTGGGTCGCCAGCATGTGGGGAGTGGTCACTTCCTCTTCTTCGGACATCGTTACTGTTTCCAGTGGCACCTCAAGGCTGTTCCTGGACGGATCTGTCGATTTTCCAATTCCATAAGCCTGCGCACAAAACGACGGGTTCCCTCTTCTCAAATTGTCGCTAAACTTCAAAGAGAAAATGTCCGTATCGAACCCATCCCGATACTCCAACTGCTCAGTCAAAAAGCCATGGCTCTCAGTCTCAACCGCACCTGCACAACCAAACTTCGGATATCCCATTTTCCCACCTCCTTTTTTATGGCAGGACAGATTCCCGCCAGACATAGACGTTATAATCAATCGCTTCCACGTTCACTGTATCCGCAGCGGCCTCGGGCAGTGACCGCGAACCCCTAAATCTTGGAATTAAGACGTTTCCTGTCGGCGTCGGGTTAAGCTCATCGTGAGAAAAATCAAGCAGTTCAATTACATCAATATTCAGCTCTTCCTGAACCTCATCGACCATTTTCACAAGCTCCACCCCATACTTGTCTTTTGCGATGATCGTATTGCAATTAATTTGCAAAAGGCTCACACAAAAGATCCCCTGCCCGACTCGGAATAGCGGAATATCTATCCACTTCCAATAACCAGAGACCTCATTCTTAATCCGTTCTTCTAACGTTTCATCCCCCGGTGCAGAATAGTTAATATAATAGTTCGCGCTCAATCGCTCCCTGAGAAACTTGTAAAAACTTCTTTTGATATTCAGCTCTCGGTCTTTATCTAACATTTCACACCCAAACGTTATGAATGTTCGAAAGAAGCCTCTCACCGATTTCTTTCGCAGATTTGTCAAGATCCTCTTGGGTCAATCTTACGAACCCCAACGGCTTCGTCCCTGGATGAAAAACCCTATGAGCAAAAATCGTCTCTCCATCAATTTCAAACTTCAGTGCTCCGCCTTCCTTTGCCTCGATAACGTGAGGCCGTGTCCCAAACTCAAGAAACGTTACTTCTTTCTCCTTACCATCAGGGCTAATTTCCCAAACAATCGCATTCTCCGTCTTGTGATAGTGAATCGTCCACGAAGCGGACGTCTTGCCTGTTTTTCTTGGCGTTCTTGCCGCAATAACTGTCAAAAAATACGTGGCAAGGGCATACGTTTGAGTCTCGGCAACAGAGAAAAGCCTCAATGTTCTTCTGATCTTTTCCTTCAGCTCTCTCGTCTCAACGCTTATCAAACTGCCCTCCCAACCACCGTGGTCCTGCCAATGTCCACGTCCCAATACGGGACTTGAATAACCCTGTACGTTTTCCCCTGGTACATGATTTCGTCCGTCTCCTTCACTTCCTCGTAAAAAATGAACTTCATATCGGTCAACTCAATTTTCCCCCTGCTCGCCATCACTTCCCTTGTGCTAACCCTCGAAACGTAAACATCGAGATCTGCAAGGCCAGGCACCAATTCAGTAGTAGGCTCAATGCCGAGATCTGGTCTCCCTTCCTGAGTAACCGTATACCGTAGGATATCCGCCTTTTTATTAAACTGAAGGCTTCTCAATACGTCCCAACCCTTCCTGAGCAGCGTTCCAACCTCGGTCGCCTGCTCTTCTGTTATCCCATGGCTTGTCGTCGGGATCTTCCCCATAACCTACCCCACTATAAAAACAGACCCACCAAATTTCTTCTCGAACCGAGCCTTGAAATCCTCAGCTTCCTTCATCAGCGAATCAGACGTGGCACCGAACGTTACTGACTCCCCATATCCAGAGACTGATTGAATCTCCTGTCCCTTCTTGCTCGCCATCATCTCTTTCGCTTCTCCTTTTGCCCACAGCATTAACGTATTCACATCTTCCTCTGGAAACGTTTCTTCCGTATGGGCCTGCGTCCAAATGAAAATCACTTTCAGTCCAGTAGCATTGGGTGGCGGTATGAGCCTCAGCATCTTTGTAACCCTATCGTACTCAAAATCCCCCGTGAACATGGCCTTATACTGTTCGATGCGTTGCATATACTGAAGCCAAATTGAAGGATTGTCAAAGAGACTAATTCCCTCTAACCTACCCCAAACTGCCGAATCAGGCCAAAAGTCTTCTGGTAAAAACTGGCTGCTCACGTTATAAAACACTTCCTTCACCCTAAGTATTCGCTGCTTTCCAGAAAGGTCATAAAGGGCCTTGTCCTTCTCCGTGGCAACAAAATCCAGAACCTTGATTGGACTATGCTTCGAATACTCGGTAACCGCACTTATCACAGCGTCTTTGGCCTGATCGTCAGAGAGCTGCGCGGTCGTGAGATTTCCAAGTCCAAGTCTGAGCTTATCCTTCAGATCGTCCATTCTCGACATTTAACATCTCCTTCTCTCTTGAGAGAATTGCATCAAGCACGTCTCGATTGGTTTCTTCCTGCCCAAGTCTATCCAGATCCTCAAGGCTCGCCGCAACCTTAACTTGGGCAAGCTTTCTCCGGATCCTCTTTCCTTCGTCAACATCAGCCGTAAGCTTGATTCGTTCCTTCTCCTTGTCGATAAGCTCCCTTACATCCAACACCCCGCTCATATCCTCGGTATAGCTTTGCCCAGGCTTCAAATGAATCGGGTTAAAATGCCTGTCGTAAAAAATCTGCGGCACCTTTGTTTCGTTCTTAAAAACTCTCGTCTTCGTCGTCATTTTCATGCCTCCTTTAATACGAAAATTTTGTTTCCGTGGGTTTCAAATATCTGTGTATATCCGAACCTGCCAAAGATTCCTCCATGTTCAATGGTTTCATCCAGGCACACCACTTCAAATCGGTGGTGCTCCAAAAGCGGCCCTTCCCTTTCAACCACAATGACCTTTGGTCTATAATTGCTCTTCTCGAAAAGGTTTTTTATTATCCTGTAATCCAGTCCTTCCGTGTCTACAGATAGCAAGTCAAGGTCTATTGGAATCCCTTCCTCCTCCAGGACATCGGATAATGTTCTTGTCATAATCTCCCCTTTTTCTTCAGATTCCTGCTCAAAAACCAAGGAATTGTGCCCCGGGGTTTTGTGTATATATGTCGTCGCAACTTCCCTCAAATCGGATACCGCAATATTCAGAATCTTGATGTTTTTTCTTTCTTTCACCGCCTCTCTCAACGGATCCCAAAAAACTTCAACGGGCATTGGCTCAATCAAAAGACCTCCCCAATTGCCGGACACAATCAAGTCGTAAGTGTTCGACAGCTCTATTCCGAAAGCCCCCACATCGACAAGCAATCTATATTTCGGGCGAACTTCCTCGAAGTACCTTCTCAAAAAATTCCCTTCTCCAAACTGGCTATGATCGATCTCATCCATCACGCTTTCCTGATAACAATCTCGAAACTGTACTTATCCGCATGGGCACTCTCATAAATAATCGAATAGGAAACGCCCAAGGACGAAAGCACTCGCTTTACATAATCCAGGCTGAAATTTGAAACCTTGTGCGCCTCGTTATAACCTTGCCCCGTCAATTTACAGTGATCTCTATACTTCTGTTCTTCAGGACAATACAGGATCAAGGACCCACTCTGTTTGATGACCCTCAGCCATTCCCTCAATACCGGACCAGTCTCTCCTTCCGGGAAATCTTCAAGCAGATGGGACGAATAAACATAGTCCAGCACCCCATCTTTGAACCAATATAAATTCCTGGCATCTCCGTGGAGATTCTGGGGACTACTCCCAACCTCAGCATAAGGAATATCCAGGTCTACAGTAATTGCACTTGGGACAATCGGGTCTCCTCCAAACCCTATGTCCAACCCGTCTCCAAGACAAAACTTTTTAAGCCTCTCCCTGCAAATACTCGACTCGGATGGATACACTGTTCACCCCTTCTTACATAAACGCAAACCTTTTGATTCCAATCTTTATTTCATCGATAATTTTATCGGTATCCGATTTCCTCAAACAGTCCACCGTACCTTTACACCGGGTCTGTCGTCCGAAGCAAGACTCACAGCCAACCATCTCTGCCAGGTCGATCGAGTGATAATTTCTATGGTGAGCCATCTTCTCTTTGGCCCTCGTATGTCCAAACATGGCAATAATCGGAGTCTTCGTGCAGTGGGCAATCCATAAGGCACCACTATCCATCGTTATGGCAACGTCAGCACCATCTATAAGTGCAGCAGCCTCATGGAAGGTCGTCTGTCCGGCAAGATTGCAAATACCTTTTACTTTAATGTCTTGCTTGAAATTGTGGACCATAATCACCGAACAAACCTTCGATAGTTCGTCGGCTATCCTTATTACCTTCTCGAAAGGAAAGCTATTAAACCACATCGCTCCAGATAACTGCATAACAGCGACAGGCCTTCCATTTTCCCTACGCGTCTCAACGATCGTTTTCGCCCAGTTTTTTTCGACATCACTGTACGGGAGCGAGAAGATTGGTTCCTTCGGAACAGGCCAACCGACAAAATCGCAGTTAATATCCAGTCTGTGTTTATAGCTATAAGCGTTCCCAGCATGGTCCTTTTCAACAACTCCATCCAGGTAATATCCGACATCATAACGCTGAAACTGGACGCTATTTTTCCCGATCGATTTAACCAAATCCCAATACTTAAAAAGGCTTAAAAACCCATCAGCGGTAGCAAACACCACCTTGCTCTCCGGATAGGCTTCCTTCAACGAATTGATAAGGGGAGTTAAAACGAGGATGTCACCGAGCGCGTAGGTTCTCCACAGGCAAATACTGGCATCTGGATTCCGCCGCATGAATTCGTCAAGGCGTACCCCATCGGAAAGGCTCGGCAGATGAATGGATGCCACCGCCTCATCGTCAAAGCAAAAACGTGGAAACACGGTTACCGGCTCCATGCTTGGGAACCGATAAAATACTTCTACTACTTTCGACGTATTGAATCTCATCGTTACCTCCGCACTCAAAATAAGGAAGCAGGGCGAGCTGCAATCTAATTGCAACCTACAGCCCACCCTGCTCGGGGGGATTATCTTACGATGAGCTCAATGTCACTGTTGCAAAGCAGTCGCCTTGCACACACTTTTTTGCGTACCGGCTCATCATGCCCCTGACAGGCTGCATGGTATTCGGGTCGATCAGGAGCGGAGTCGTGTACAGCGGTATATACGGAGCATAGACATACCCCGTGTCAAGCCAGGATCCTCCCTTGAACCCAAGGAGCATCTTGTTGGTCTGATACCAAGGGTGCTTATAAACGACGAACCTATTCTTCAGGACGCCGAATCTGTGGATGCCTACATTGAAAAGCGCATCATCGACCGTCTCTTCGAGTTTGAAGCCCTCGAGCTTTTCAAGACGGGTGCAGGTGTCCGAATCAGACACGATCCATGTGGCGTTCCGATACCTCTTTTTGAAAATGAGGTTATTCGCATCGATGATCGCATCATACAGGGTCGCCTTATAGATCTTCGGATCGATGTTGATCCACGGAGCAATAGCGGGCATATTGATGTTCCAGTTCACGTTCCCAGCGCTCGCATTCAAGGTCATGTCGTCGATGATGATCATATCGACTTCTCTGATGATTTCATCGCCAGTCACTGCCATCAGCTCGCTCTCGGCATCGAGTCCATGATAAGCTCGGAGATCCTGCTGGGCCTCAATCGTCCACTTTGCCTTCAGGGCCTTTTCTTCAGCGCTGATGTCAACGCTCGAAATGTGAAAATTAATTTCAGCAATATCGCCAGTCTCAGGCGTCCTGTCAGCGTAGTTCTTTGCAAGGGCACCTGCCTGATCAAGGCGATCGTCAACAGCGATGCTCCCCTTTGCAGTCCCATACCTGAAATCCAAGAAGAAAGCCTTTCCGGTCGGTTGGGACATCGGCTGCACAGAACAAAGATTCTGAGCGATCAACTTCGGGAAGATCCGCCGAACCAATGGAAATGCAAACGTCGGGAACGCACCAACATTGGTGATCTGCGAAGTCTCCTGCAAATAATTCAGATACCATTCCATGTTCTCCAAGAGAACCTCGGTCTGCAGACGTTTCTGCTTTCCAAGGGGAGACCCATCCTCAATGCCCTCGGTAAGATAAGCCCACTTCTTGGTCCTCTCAGCGTTTTCCTCGATCAAATACTTCATTTTGGGGTCCATATTCGAAATTCCTCCTTTCAAGTGTGTTTTGTTTACGCATTTGCGTCCGTTCTGAAAAAACAAAAAGCCTGAGCAATCCCCCATTGGGGACTTTCCCAGGCTTCTCACCGTCGTCTTCGCCTGTTAAACTTCCTTAAAGCTTATGCAGTGCCGGCAGCAGTCTTTTTCCGAGCGACATCTTCAGGAACACCAGCGATCTGTCTCTCTCGGATTTTCTTCGCATCCATTTCGGCATCATGCTTATCCTCGTCCAGAACCTCACCCTTTCCCTTCGGCTTCTCTTTCTTGGGGTCCAATTCCTCAACGAGTTTCTGGATCCGTCCCTCTTCTGCAACAACCTTCTTGTCTACTTCGTCAACGGTCTTGCAATCGGCAAGGGCTTCCACAAGAAGCTTCTCGTGCTTCTTGCCAGCAGTCACTTCCAGGATCCTCTTCTGAACCTTCTCCTTCTCAGTAACCGATTTCTTCTCGTTCTCCATCTGCTCTTTCAGGGCCTTGTTCTCGGTTTCAAGACCAGACACTTTCCCTTCGAGTTCGCCCATCCTCTCCGCTATTCCTTCTTCCTCATCACTCTCCAATGCCCCCTCGGGCATATAGGGCTTAATCAGTTTCCCGATTTCGACGAAGGTTCCCATCATCCCCTGAAATTCCTCAGAATTCTTCACTTCCTCGATCACCTCTTTCTTGACCTCTTCCTTCTTTGCCTCAACTTCCTTCAAAATCCTGGCATCGAAGTCTTTCTGCATCGTCTCGCGAATCTCCTTCTCCTTCTTCTCCACAGATTCCTTGACGAGCTGCTCACAAAGGTCAGGATAAGCCTTCCTCAACTCCTCAATGTTTTTAATTTCCATACTCGATGAACCTCCTTTCGTTTTTTGTGTTTCGCAGATTTCCTGCTTGCAGCCATCACATGGACCGCATTCTAAAATGTTTACCACTTCCACTTGCTCAGTAACTTGAGTGACCACGGCATCTTTCGTCGACTGCCCAATCACAAAATCAAACGTCTTGAGCGTCAAATCCTCTTGAACAATGTCCGCCATCTTCCCTTGCCAGTTGCCCTTTAGAACAGAACCAAAGGCTCTACTCGAAAGTCCAATCCTGCCACCAGCTCGAATAATCTCCTGCAAATTTTTTCCGCCAGGCTCAGTATTTAAAACGGTCGCCTCTCCAAAATAAACCTTTCTCCCCTCAAGGACCTGCTTCTCAATCCCGGTCAGCATGGCAGCGGTATTCTTGATCGTTGATTTCCCATCTCCTGGATGATCAGCTTCACCATAAACGCTATTCTCCGCCATCATAGGTTTCAGCTTCTCTATTTCGCGGTCAAGAATATGCTCACGATACACACGACCGTTACCATTTATTTCGTCTGCAACCGTAAAAATTCCTTTCACTCGCATCCTGCCACCATTCTTTGCAGAAGCCTCTTCGAGAATGGTAAAGGCAACCGGCATCGTCTCGATCAATAGTTCTTTCACCCTCTCACCTCCTTTCTGTAAGCGTAACCACAAGACAAAACACTTTTAAAAAGCCAGCCCAATCGCTATACCAGCAATCACTGTGATTACCAGGCCAACCTTTTCCCAAAACACCTTTTTGTCCAACTGCTTCCGAAGCTTCTCATTCTGTTCGGAATATCGATCAGCCAACTTCTCCTCTGCCCTTGCCATCTCTTGGTAAAACTCCGCCCGCTCAACCTGGATCTTCCGTCTCTCCTCGCTAATCTCCAGAAGCGAATCCTTCATCTTTAGCTGTTCCTTGAGATTCGTTACCTCTTCTCTTAGATCGGCGTTCTCTTTTCGCAATAACGGAGCCTCTTTCCATGTTTGAAAGACCTCACCAGAGTCGCGCTGATCAGTCCAAACCCCATACTCAACGGGGCTTGGGCTTGGGGCAGACAGTGGCTGACTTGATGCCACTCTTGCGAAACTCAGTAACAATGCCATCAACAGAATCGGGAATAGTAATAGCTTCCCTCTCCTTCTTGTATTGGGCAATCCTCGTTTCAAGGATACTGACCTCCTTCTGTTTCTTTTTTAGCCTATCGTTCAGGCTATTGATTTGATCCTCATAATCTTTCTCTTTGGTTTGCCATATCGTCTCAAGCGAATCACGTTCACCCATTAATTGCTGAACGGTTGCCTTAGCCTCTTCCAGCTTTTTGTCAAGCTCTCTCGCGGACGCCCCACGACTCCAGACGTAATACCCGCCACCAACCAAAGTGCATACTATCACCACACCAATTATTACTTTCCACTTAAGAGGTATCACTGTCCCTCCGTTTTCTTGTGGGCAATCTTATCCCACAGCTTTCCAAATAAAACCTTGAGCTGCTCTTTGTATTTATGCGCATATGCACCAGCAGCAAACGAAACCACAATGATCACAATCGTCCTCATACGAATCCTCCTCCCTTGTAAAGCGGGACCCATCGATCAAGAATTTTTTCCACGTAATCCCTATTCTCTTCGATCGCCCACGAAGCCCTTTTTGAAAAATGTTCGACATTGCAGATCCAACGTCCCCCGTCCTTTCCGTTTAAAACGGCCAGATCTTTATCCTTCAGAACCCAACCATATCCACCGTTATAACCTGACAGCGAAAATCTCCAGCGATTATCGTCATCACGAGCAAACGAACAGCGATCGTGGAGCCACTTATCGTATTTGACCAGTGCCCGGATGGCCCACCTCACATCAAGCGGATTGTTATCCCCAAGGTCTGCCGGATATAATCGTGAAATCCAATCCGCCGTATCAGGCGTAAATTGAGCCAAACCTGATGCATAAACGCTCTTGGCATCTGGATTCCAACTGCTCTCCTGATGAATCTGCGCATAGAAAACTGTTCCATCTTGATCCAACCCCCAATGATAGTTAACTTCAGCTCGTACCGTTCGCTTCAGGCGATACGCCAATGCCGGAATTCTCGGATCTCGAATTTCAATTGCTGGCTCAACCTTCGGAGTCGCCACTTCCGGCGTCTCAATGGCAGGCTTACTACACCCCCAATAAAACACCAAGAATAACAGCGGCCATAACCGCACCCCGAAGGATGCACGCACCAATAAACTTTTGAGCATCAGGCACCTCATTCTTCTTATCCTCCGCAAGCAGAGCCGAGAGACTCATGTACGGGTACAGGGCCTTCACAACGATATGCCCAATCACTGCTCCAGCGATCCCCAGCATCAACTTATACAATGCAAGTCTGGCCGTACTCTGCGGTGCAGCGACAAACTGGAAAAGCAGGTAGAGCACCACCGTCAGAACGATCAACCACTTCACAGTCAAAAAAGCCCTGACAATCGCATACTTCTTCACTCGCCACCACCCCCCATCTCCATATCGTAGGATTCTTTACAATCGGCTTTTATTGACTTCTTCTCGCTGTCGGTAAATTCCTCAGAATCGTCAACCATTTTGAGAATGTCATCTAAAATGCTCATCTCTTACCTCCCCACTGGTCTTGCGGCAGTCTTAACCGCCGTGAGACCGGCACCAACGACCTGCGAACCCGCACCTTTTGCGGAACCCACGGCCTTACTTCCGCTTGCCTTTATTTGGCTGAACACCGCATTCGCCCTCGCTTGCAAACTGATTGCAACGTGCATGGCAGCTCGAGATTCTTTCCCGGTAGAACCCTTCGCCTTGTTAACAGCAGCCCTTCTCATTCCTTCAAGGGCACCGATCTTCTTGTTGGCTGAGAGTCCATTTGCGTCCAGCTTTCCCTGCTGAGCCTTCGGTATGTACGACTCGTTATACTTCTGGATACCATGTTTCAAGACTTGCGTCTTATTGGCACCGCTCAGCTTACTATAATTTGCCGTGTCCAGCTTTCCTCGAGCATTATAGAATTCCCTTGCGTGAATCTTTTCGCCACCAACAGTGACCTTGTGGGCAGAGATGCCGGAACCACCGACACGTTCTTTACGAAACTTTTCCCAAAACTTTTTTTCGTTCGAAGTCATCGCACGAGCCTTGGGAAGCTCGCCCCAACCTTTTCCTGTTGTCTTACCACTTTTGGCAGCACCACTCTTTCTACCACCGCCCAGCGAACCGCCCCTCATCCCCGGTCTTCCCTTGTGGCCCCAATTCCCACTTCCGGCGCCGCCTTCAAAGAGCCTCACCTTAACCTCAGAGACAATGCTCTTTACAAATTCCTGGTTGATCATCTCTTATCTCCTTTTCAGTCAAAGAACAGCCGGCCCTTAATATCTTCAGCCCACTCTTTCGCAAGGAATTTGACTTGCTTCTCGAGCTCCCTACCCGTCGAAAGCCTTACTTCGTCGCCTACGACCGAATACGGAACCTCAAAATACTTCCCGTCGTCAGTCGAGACAAAAATCTTTTTTGGAAATGTGGACACAATATCAGGATACTTCCCATAAAGCTGGCTATCCTTCAGGGCAGCATAAAGCTTGTCACGCAGATCCTCAAAGCTTCCCTTTATCCCACGAAGGCCATTACCTCCGACCGCAACAACTTCACCTTTTTGCTCTCCTATACCCATCTTTCTCCTCCTTTTCGACATCACTGACCCCCAACATTTTTCAGTCACTCTTGGGGCAATATTGGCAATCATCGAAGTCTCCTTCACCTCTTTTTTTTCAGCCTTCCCGGGCTTAAACAGAATCGGCTTAATCTTATGCTTCTTGAGCCATGCCTTCGCCTGATCAACCGTGAACTTGTCCATCTCGAAACGATACGTCTGCGCAGTCATCGGACCATTGGGTCCATCTTTCTTCAACTTTCCGGTAATCAGATTAATCCCTGGCTTAATCTCGATCGTGGCCCACATGTCTTTGCCATCAAGAAACTCACCTGGATCCTTCACCCTGCCACTATGCCAATTTGCCAGAGGCATTTTCCTCACCCCCAAAATTGAACATTGCCTTCACCTCTAAGGGTTCGCACCACAACTCGAACTTCATCCTGCCAATAATCCCGTCATAAAGAGGCAACGTAATGTTTCCTTGCGCTCCACCTTCTGCAAGCTTTCGAATCGCAGCCAACGTCTCATCCAGAATCTGTTTCTTCTCTTCGGGTGTTTTATGCTCTTTCCTGAAGCCCATTTTAGCCCTCCACCTTACCGATAAATTTTGCTAACAAGCTTTCGTCCCACAAAAATATTAACCAACCTCTTCAATATCTTTATTGGATTACCGGACGCAGCAACCTCAACATTTCGCATAGTCCGCGCAGCTCTCCAGAGCTTTCCGCTAAGCTTTGGAATCCGGATGCTTCCCCTCTCCCCTTTAAGAATTGCCCGGGCTATCGATCTACCCTTAGTCGGCAGGCTGCCTCCTCTTCTCCCCGGTCTTCCCTTGTGGCCCCAATTCCCACTTCCGGCGCCGCCTTCGAAAAGGTCTGCTAAAACACCAGAAGAAATATCTTTCACAATTGCGTAATTTTCAGACATAAAAATACCTCTACACGATCATCACGTCAGACGCGCGGAGATAAGGATTGTCATAGCGAAACTTCAGCATCGATAAGAACTTCTCCCCATCCTTCGGGTAAAACTTCTTCACCTTTGGTTTCGTATAATCCTTAATGCCGTATTCAGTCAGTTCGTCAAGGATCTGCTTCGGCGTTTCACCAACCGCAATCATTTTCTTACCATTCCAAACAATCGACCCTACTGCTGTGTCCCTGTCACTCTTAAAGTCGTACCCGTAGAAAACAACCTTTGCAGCCATCCTAATCCCTCCACTAAACCCTTCACTTTGTCCGGCGTATAGCCATGCTTTTCAGTCCATGGCTTGTGCCACTCAAATCGTTCCTTCGGAAAATATTTCATGTTTACCAATTCGGCGGCTCTATCAAACGTCTTTTTCGCAAAAGACGGGTTACTCATCATCGAAGCCAGTCTCTTCTCGAGAGCCGGCCTATTCGAAAGCAATCTCTTGACGGCAGCTTTAACTTCCATCGGAATGGGCCTATCTTCCACCATCGGAATCGTTGACGATACGATCTTATCAGACTTCCAGAACGTCAGCGCATTATCGATTGCCCACGTCTTACCGTTCTTGTCAACAACGTAATTCCCTGGATGCCTGTCTTGGTTTCCGATGATAAAATCGAAAGCAGTGATCTTCGCCATATCGACATACTTAAACTTTCCACCCGCAGCAATATGCTTTGACCCAATCTGTCCTTCAACAAAGTGCATCACACTGCCTTTCTCTTTCCCTTTGCCCCTTCCAACATCCACCTCTCTGTAAACAACAGGCGGAACAACACCAAAGCCAAGCATCTTGTCGAACTCGTACGCAGCTACTTCCTTCCGCGCTCTGTTGTCCATCGTCTTAAAAACACCCTTACGTCCATCCACGTTCATGACAAAGGTCGGTGTGACTCCTCCGCCAAGACTTTTCACGTTTGAAATAACACCAGTCGTAAGATCCTTCTGCACTTTCATCTGGATCTCAGTCTTAAGCCCTACAGATGAAGCCACGCTGCTGGCATTCAAGCCAACCTTCGTTGATGCAACCGCGCTACCACTACTCAGTCCAGCCTTCGTTAATGCCCTCTGGTATCGTCCTTCTGGCTGACCAGGATACTTGCTCTTAATATACGAGAGCGCCTGAGCAGAATCACCGATACCTTTACTCTTGATCTTCGTTGCCATTTCACGCGAATAAACTCGTTTCTCTCCGCCAACAACGTGAGCAGAAATTCCACCACTACCGCCACCACCACCCAACGAACCACCTTTCATTCCTGGACGCCCTTTGTGCCCCCAATTGCCTGAGCCTGGACCGCCTTCAAGAATTTCCGCAGACAAATCCTTTATCAGTGCATATTCAGCCAACAACATCAATCCCCATTTCCTCGAGCGTATCGACCACCGCATCGGGATAACCGGTCTCGCCGGGTTTAACCATTTTGGTCCCATCGACAGTGACGCTCCCAACTTCATCTGAAACCTTTAACGCCATGGCTTTACCATTTAAACCAGAAAACTTCGGATTTTGAGAAACCAATCTTACGATATTTCCCTCAATCATTAAGACCACTATCGCTGTTCCATCGCTACTTATTCCGTACTTCATCCCTTTCATGACACAAACACCTTCTTGTAGATTTCGGCTATCTTCGGGGCCTTTCTCTCAAGTCTTCCTCTGTCAACTACGTACATTGCATAACCCTCAGCAAAACCTTCGCGCGGCTTAGAAGACCCATATCTCGTAATCTTTCCCTTACTGGCATTTGCTACCCAAACGGCGCGTACAACTCCAAATATCTCCGCAACGGAATGACCGAATTCATGTAGAAACGTTGACTTTGAAACTCCACGTGCAAGCACTATCTCACCACTATTGCTATCATGGAATCCATCGACGCTTTTCCAAAGCTTACCACCAGCTCTCAGGTTGGCAAGGTCAGTAACCTCTGCCACTCCACTCAAAAAAGTTATGGCCCTTACCTCCGTCCCGACCAGGTGTTTCTCAGGCAACATAGCCAACGTCTCATGCACAAACTTCTTATCCGCATCACTTCCAGAAACAAGAAGTTTCTTTGAATCAAGAATCTTCTTGACCTTATCAGGCGTTAATCCATATCCACCCCTCTGCACTCTTGTGGCCGGGAAAATAACGACACCAGACTTTAGGAGCGCCCTCCCATATCTCTCCTGAGGCTGCCCAGGAAATTTATTTCTCAACACAGCTACCGCTTCGCCTAGACCAAACTTCTTACCCTGGCCTGCCATCTCACCCTTTAACCAATCGGCCATCTGACTTGATCCAATTGCCCCATGCCCAGCAATACCACCACCAGGGAGACTGCCACCACGCATCCCAGGACGACCCTTGTGCCCAAAATTACCAGAGCCGGGGCCGCCTTCGAGAAGCAATTCTTTTTTAACCTCTTCAACGATCGATTCAACAAACTTCGTTTTCTGAACTTGCCCGCCCGGCACATAATAAATCTTGTGCTTCTCCATGAAGTCGATCATATCGGCGTTCAGATCACGACGCATCCGAATCAGTTCCTTCTTCTGATCACCACTTGTGGCACTGATCATTCCTCTAAGTCGATCAATCTCGGATGACATTTGACCAAGTTTGTCACGTTCATTGTCAGACGGTAGGCGATAACCTTGAGGCGGGGCAACCAGCTTCGGACCTTTAATGACGTACAGTTCAGGCTTTGGCTTTTCCTCCGCATACTCAAAACGGAGCTCGCACCTGCAATTAGAAAGACAGCGCGAAGTGCCATCTCTCGGGACGGCAGGCAATGTCTTTTTTGTATATGGGCCACCCGCAGCAAGTCTGATACAGTCATCACAATGCCTCGCCTCCCTTAAAATCCATCGAATCTTCACAAACTCAGGAGACCCATCAACCTTACCATGATGAAAAACACCATCCAGCGTCTCTGTATACATGGACAGACGGTCTTCTATGCCCATGACCAATGCGTTCTTCTTAATGTCCTCGACGAATCTACCAAGGTATCCGAACTCTTCGGCCTCGGCACCTTTCAACCACGTCTTGTCCTGTTCCCAAATCCCGAATGGATTCCCAACAGACTTAATTCCTAATCCATAAGCCTTCTCCCAGGCATCCTTAATCTCAGAATGCCACAGCGTCTCCATCACTTCAGCTGTGATTTCTCCCTTCTGATAAGAACCAAGAATACCGAACAGGGCATCCTTGAACTCTTCTTTTAAGCCGTCATAATCGGAGACAGCCTGTGCAATCATCTTCTTGTCCAGATTCGTACGCAGACTTCCTATCAACCTAACAAGCGTGGACATGAGAATCGCCTTCTCGTTGGCAAACGTTCTCCGGCCACCAAATGATTTGCCTTCTGTCAGGTTGCAAGCTAATTGCAAACTCATCTATTAATCTCCAGGTCCACCAAATCCCTCAGCGTCTCGACAAGATTCATCATCTGCATCGTCACGATATGAAAACCATCGGATCGATTCAATCCGTTACTTCCATCTTCCTTCTGAGAAACCATCGCCAAAGGATTCAAGCCACCTACTTGAGGGGTCGTCATTCCCGTCGCCCCGGCAGCCCTCAGTGACGGCGTTGTTGCTTTTTTAGGGGATGGTGAGGTAAGGGGTGCAGGTTTATCTTTTAATACGGCAGCAATTTCTTCATCGGGCAAGCCAAGAAAAGTCCGAAGAATGAACTCATCGCCAAGGATTTGCATATCAACCTTGTAAATCTTAGCAACCTCGGCCTTCAGCTTCTCCATTGTCCATTTCCGCATCTCGTCAACCATCGAGATCGGCTCAAAGCTAATTTCGTACAGTCCCTTCGTTGAAGCGATGCCTCGAAGTATCAGCTGATAATCGATGATCTGGATCAAACCCGTTCGTAACGCCTTCCGAATCCTTCCAACGGTCCGCGCAAACTGAATGTCCTCTTCAACGATCGTGGCCTTCGCCTTCACGTCTTTCTCAAGGCCAACAAATGCCTTCGGGACCTTCAACCCTGCGAACAGCTTCGTCTGGAAATATTCCACGTCTCGGATGTTGCCAAGATTAGTTGCACCCTGCAGAACATTAACGTCAGCTTTCGATTCTTTCGTTACTCCGAGGAAAAAATCCTCTTCCGCAGACAGCGGGTTTTGGGTCGTTTCAAGCTGCCCCGTCACGGGGTTAACCATCCTCTTCTTCTTAAACTCTCTCTTTACGTCTTCGACATATGACTTTCTCTCTTCTCTGTCCAGACCATCAACATCAACCAAAATTTTATATCTCAGATGGGACCGCGTCAGCCGACCAATCACCATCCCATCTTCCATCATTTGCAGTTGCTTATAGACCCGGCGGATCGATTTCATCACGCTCTCGCCGTAAAGTTTCTTTTGCCCACCATTCCTCCAATGAACTATCTGCCATTTCTCGAACTCAGCAACGCTAACGGTTCCGCTTTCATCCTTCTGTACGTATGGTTTTTCGGCATCACGACCATACTCATCCACTTCCCTGTGCATCATTGCCGGTTCAAGGGGCTTTAATCGGTCAATCCATCCTTCCGAATCAACAACCACCTCGTCGAACTCGTCTCCCATTTTGGATAAATTTCTTGCAGTATCCCAAATCGTCTCCTGGATCTTCGTCCTATCAAACAGCTCGTCTATAATGTTTTGGACTCTCGGGTTCTTACTCTTCACCTCAATTGCATTACCCGTCTTCCCTTTCTCCTTTGTTGCATTGTCAGCGTACAGGTCAAGGGCTGTCGAAATTTCAGGATACTCCTCGTCCATGATCAGGTAATCGATATATTTCGCTTTCCTCGTGCGCTCAATCTTGATTTTCTTATAGTAGAGACTCGCAGCAAAGCTTTCGAAGCTGGTCTCGGTCGTCTCTTCCCTCTTCTTTGGTGGCGTGGCAAGTTTCGACAATGCCGCGCTTATCCTATCAATCAACGGGATGTTAATTTTTACTTCCATATCCAATCCTTTCAATCGTTACGCATGTGCGTATTATCCGCACAAAAAATAGGCGCTCCCGACAGCCCAACGCCGAAAGCGCCTACAAAAAAGGAGAGACAGTGATGGTTTCGCTTATATCATACAATGCACCTTAACATACAAGAATTAGAAAACTTGTCAATACACAAAAATCCCTACCGCTACATATGCTATCAAGTGACACATAAATTAAGCCTTGAACCCGTCGAGATCGACCCTCTCTCGGACGAGAATCAATTCAATCGTATGAAAAACAGACTTGCAGTGCCGACACTTTCTCTTCCTCTTCACTAAACCATTTTTTGCCTGCCATGTTCGTAGAACCTTTTTGGGAGCACTCGTGTTCTTACATTCTGGACACTTCATCCTTCCCTCCTCTCACTTCCCGAGTAACCATTTTGTCTCTTCCAACTTTCTTTTAATTTCATCATCAGCCGCAGATTCAGTAATCCCAAGGGACGGCGCAACGGGTTCTACCACCTTCTTCGTCTCGCAGTTATGGACCACTCCTGCAAGGCTATCCGCCATGTCCTTCGATCCACTCGGTCTGTGATCGACCTTCCCTTTTCGCTTATTCCATTCTAACTGCCTCAGCTCGTTCACCCCGACGGGATGCAAATATCCTTTTAGCCTTGTCTCATAGAGCGCCATCTTTAATCGGCTATAGGGCTGCGTGTTAACGTCAACACTCAACTCTTCAACATTCATGCCCTTATCTTTCAACTGCTGTTGCGTGTCTTTCGATTGGAAAGAGTCCATCGTTATCAAGGCAAACCTAAATCCCATCTCCTTCAGCTCAAAAATCAACTGCCTAATATCGCCCAGGATGATCTCTCCGGCGGGGGGCGGAACAATACGCAACCACAGATCGACATAAATCACGGGAAGCATTTCGACAAACGCTTCCCTTCTCGTTTTTGGTTCCAACGTTCCAGGTTCAATAATCTGTATCGTTCTCCAACGTGTCCTTTCCTCGTAATGGCTCGGGTGCCCCATACAAAACCCTGCCGCATCACCGCTGATCGAAGGGTCAATATGGACATAGCGTCTCGTTTTGGGATTTACTTTCGGTCTCAAGCCTTCAAACTTCACTACCCCAAGTTCATCCACTTCCTTCACCCACTGGCACAACACATCTCTCAAAACATAGGCGCCGTCCCTCAGCGTCGTTTCGTAGGCGCTAAACGGATGCCTTCGATTATCCTCATACATTTTTGCAATCATATCCCTCTTCGTAATGAATGGTTCGATCGCAACGGTGGCCTTACCCGCAAGATCTCTCAGGGATCCTTCCATGTCAATTTCGAAGTCATGTCTGAACTCAATCGGGACCGCTATCTTTTCCTCTTCCTCTCCAAGCACTTCCTCGTCTTTCGGTATTCTTCCAAGGCCGGACTCTCTGTTGAAGAAGATGATGAACTTCTCTTCGCTATAAGTACCATCGGGCTTCGTGTCCCAAACAGCATAATTCCTTACAAACACGTTCTTGTGTCCTTGATACAGGGCCGCTTTCCTTTCCATAAAATCATCTGGGTACTGAGCGCTACTTAATGCCATGAGCTTCCCGGGCAAGTTCCCGAACCTCAAATAACGTGTCTCCATCCTTCGAAGCAGTGCAGTGAACACTACTTCAGCCTGGTCATAAAGCCTCTTCCCGCCACGGAGTCTTGCCGTCTGCGATCGCTCTACGATCGGCATAAAATTCGCCTCGTCCATGGCCGCAGCAAACGTATTCATACCAATAACCTGTGACTGCGTACATGCTGCCAGCAAGACATTGTTCGGAAATCTGAGCTCGGTTGCAAAATCCTGGTACGGGAAAACGGTTCTGAAATACTCGCTTCCCTTAATCTTTCCTTTCAGTCCTTCAAAAATAACTCTCTTCGCTTGCGTGTGCGTCACCGACACGTTGGCAAAAAAGAGCTTGTCTTCCTTAACCATCCGATACGTCTTTTGGGGATTCTTTAAACACGAGACTTCATAAATAATTCTCGCAATCGCAATCTCGGAAAACGTTGACTTCCCCCAACCAATAGACCCACCGAACAACCCAAGGAAGTATTCATTTCCTGGGTCAAAAAACTCGATGAGGTCATCCACAAGCTTAGGGTAAACCGTATCAATAATCCCAAGATAGTACGGCTCCTTCAGAAACGTATACATATCTACTGGCTTCTCAATATAATCGATGCTTCTCAGGTCATCTTCGATCTTGCTCTTTCCAATCCCAACGTACTCCTCGAGAGCTTTTATAAAAAGGTCTGCTTCTTCTGGACTCTTAAACCCACTTAACGCTTTTTCGATCAGCACAGGGTCAATCAATTTTTCTATCTCAGGCATAGGCTATCCTCACACAATTGCGTAAATTCAATACAAACTTAAACGCACCGATGCGTTGACTTTCTTTCCTCTACGTAGTCACGATCAGACAAAATGCAGTTCTTCACATCATTCGTCGTTCTTTTATCAACAACCGCGTAAATTTCTTCTGACCTTACATTTCTAAAATACGGACGCATGAACCTCGGATTGAACGTCCCCATCACATCTTTATAAACACTCGACACGGTATTCCATTTGAACGTCGACATTTCCAAATCCATCTCATACCGATCAGCAAGCCTCAAGACGTTATACTCGTACAGCCTCTTATCGAACGACTCGCTCCGGTTCCAGTAATACGGATACTCCCGGTAGAAATGCTGAGCCACCTCGAGCCTCGACAAAAAATTGTGATCAGGATGCTTAAACCCCATGGGACCAATGACAAGGCCTTCGCACAACCCTGTCACCTTATCCCTCAACTCCCATGGTGTCGTCTTGTTCATAATCGAAAACTGCGTGAAAAAGTCTTTCACAAACGTAGACCGTTCTTTTCTTTCCTCGGCGCCCCCGCCCTTCATGATCATCGTCAGATTCAGATCAACCACCTGAAACTTTATCTTACTAAAAAACGGGGAAATGACGGACGTCGGGATCTGCGAAATCCCTGCCCCAACACTAAAAAAACTGATGATCTTTAGCCGCTTCAGCGTACACTCTGACTCAAGATAAAGCATCGTCCCGAGCATATTGAGGCAGAAGTCATCGTGGTGCGGTTCCAAAACGGTTATCGTGTCATAAGCCTTTAACGAATTCATCCCTTACCTTTCCTGCCTCTTCTTCCGTTGGCAGTTCGTAATAATCTTCGGCCTTCATTTTCAGGCCGAGCTTTCCGTACCTCTCCATCCGGTTCAACGGATGGACCTGAATGTAATGCTCTCCGGGGCCCGGCTGATACGATTGAGCTATCAGGCCAAGCGTCTTCACAATTCGATTTGCCTTATACATCCAATAGCAATCTTCCGTGATGTTCATATCGCTCCGCGTCATCAGCGCAGACATGCATCGATGGAATATCTTCGAAATCATTTGAAGGCCTTCGGCAAAGATCTTAATTGAGTCCTTCCCAAACATCTGCTTATAGAAATCATCTCCCTTATCGACCAGCGTCTTGAAGTACATTTCGAACATATCGGTCTTTTCTCGCTCAACCTTGAAATAAACCAGCTTCACCTTTGGCTTTATCATCACAAGTTTATTCGCAACCGCCATCTCTACACATCTTGCAACGTATCCTGGCTCCAAACAATCATCACTATCGAGCAGTCCAAAATAATCTCCCTTCAGCACAGCCAGGAGACAATTCGTTGCGAATCCCCTTCCCACGTTTTGGCTGCTTCCGATTGTTCTCCAGTCTGTCGAGCACTGCTCTTTAATTATCGGGTAGGCATCCAGCCCACCGTCCCGGCAAAACGTAACCAGCAAATTCTTATACGTCTGCCTGTTGATGCTGGCAACCGCCCGGCCAAGCTCTGACATCATCAGGACTTCATCTTCGTAAAAATACCTAACAAGAATCTCTACCAACGGCTCGCCCATCGCTATCTCCCGTTACATCAAATTGCAAAAACCGGATATGGAAAAGGTTTGGCTCCACCCGAAAGCATTTGGTACGTGCAAATACTTCAAGGGCATTCATGATTTTTCATCCATAGAGAGCCCAATGGCTACTGGCTCAGCGCTGAGCCTTCTTGTTCCTTGTATCCGCCTCTTTCAGGAGCATCCTTCTCAGGGTTTCCCAATCCTTTTTCCTCTCCACTGCGATCTGATAATCGAATCCCTCCACTACTTTCCCGTCTTTCCTTAGTTGAAGGACTATTACGTCTTTGCTCAAGTGCTCGTAAACGTCGAACATCTATGTGTCCCCCTTTTTTAAGCTTATCGATTTTCTTAATGACGCATCTACATACCACAATCCGATTCGTTTTGGTATTCCTTCCTTCAGACCCGCGACCATAGCAGTACTTACAGTTCGGATTGGGGGCGATGTTCACCGTCACCTCGTCAAAGCCACTCACATCCTTCTTCTTGGCTGTCGGATCTTCGCCCTTCCCTTCGTCGACATACGTTGGCTTTTCTTCGGTATCCATCAGACAGCTCCTTTCAGCTTTTCTCCATGAGGAGAGTTCGAGTGTCGTCTCCCTCTTCCACCCCAACTATCTCGTAATCATAAATGTCGATATACTTCATGTCGGATAGTCGAACGCGCACCATCCCCTTCGTCAAATACTCTTCGGACGCTTTCCCAATCCCTGGGATAAACGACATTCTTGTCCGAGGCCCAACCTCAAGGATCATCATCTCGTGTCCGCTGAGCTTGTGCTTCACCTTCATGCCGGCTTTCAGTTCCATCTTCTCACCCCCTTCCCTAAAAGAAGAAATCCATACTCAACACTTTCTGATCGATCGCATACGCGGGCTTCCCGAACACTGTCTTTACATTCTCTTCCCTGATAAACAGTTCGCCTGGGATGCAACCTTTGAACGTAAATGTCGGGTACAGGCCAAACATCAGGGCGTAGAGATCGCACATCCCGCGTCCCTTCGTCTCGAGATCTGCACAGAGCATCCCGTTCTGGTGCCCCGTGTATTTCACGTCAACGGTCTTTTTGACACACTCGCCCTCAATCCACAGCGTGAGGAAATGATCATAAAAGGCATACTTGCGGTCCCACGCCATGTAGCAATTGAAGAGCTTCGCAAACGCCATCTGAGCGCCCATCGTCTGTCGGAGCCTGAGAGGATCCTTCGTGCTGTTCCAAACGCCCCGAGCCTTATCAGTTTTTATCCAGTCGTCAACGATCAGCTCTACCATGTGGCACTCATACTTATCGAGCGTGACGGTGTATTTCTCCACCACTGGCTTCCTGCCAAATTCATGAGCATCAAGTTTTACGGGCTGACCGTTCACGGTATCACCTTACGCTTTTGCGTATATTCATGGCGTAAAAAATCCCATCATTCCATGATGCAATTACTTGCATGTAGCTATCGTTCCCGTCTGCAATCAATTGCAAATGCCGTTCGTCACGTTTCAGTTTTGCAATCAATATGCACATCAAGCCTTCCCTACCTTCCTTGGTGGAACCAGTACCTTGTTACCCTTGACCAGTATCGTTTCAGGATAGACCTCTTGCAGATCTTTCACTTCCCGGGTCAGCGTCAATGCGGCGCCACCTTCAGGCCTATACTTATCCAACCTGTTCATCATTGCTTCAAGCATGCTTCTCGAATCCTGGTCGCATTTCTCTTCGGCCCAGTTCTCCGCCCAAATACACAGGATCCTCAGCTCATGCCAGTTGATCTTGATTTCCACGTCCTGACTTATTGACATTGGCAAACCTTTGGACCCGCACTTCGGGCAACAGCTCACGTTTTTCGTCTCGTCTTCACTGAACTCCCTATAGCACTTCGTACATCTGATCGTCTTTTCCTCACTCATCACACACCTTCCTTTATCATTAACTCTGAATCCCTGTCCCACTGATCATTCAAAATCCCCGCTCCCCCGAAAAACACCAGCACCACACCCACGGTGACCATCCACACCACACCGATCAATACCAACCTGATCATCTCTATTCCTCTCTTTCTCCCTTGGCCTCAATCACTTCATCCTCTCCCCTTGACTCAGGTATCTCCACGTCCACCCGATACCTTGTTGCCCGCCATGGTTTTGGCATCCTTGGCACTTTCGTAAACTCCAGGCTGTTTGGTTCTGACCATGCCCAGACATCAACCCAAAGACTCACCTTCATAACCGCTCTCCCGACCCTACGCAGTTGTGAGCCCCATCCGAGCATACTCATACCTACAGAACCAAACCCTAAACACTTCCCTTTCAAGCCCCATGAGTCTTTCCCTCACCAGCCACCACCTTTTATCCATGTCTCTCCTCTCCGGACAACCTAAAAGACTGTCTGATGTTTTACTGGTTGTCCTACGGACAAATGTTCCACTGTTCTATGTTTTTTACGGGCAGATACTGCTTTCAGACGACAACAACAGCAGGGAGTCATGAAAATTGCTACGGCTGTCTGTCTCACCTCTAAGCTATCAATCAATCGGTCAATCATGCTTAGCAAAGTTCCCGCTGTCCGGTTTGCCTCGAGGCGCGTTCTTCCAGTTGCCAGTCAGCTCGGTCAGCCTGCGGATCGCTGCCCATACTCTCGTCCTTCTTCTCGATCCGCCCTTCATCCCTGCGAGCATATCAAGGACCTTCAAACACCCTTCTTCCTCACTTACTTTCCATCTCAAACGTACTTTAGGCATGTCTGCGACCTCTCTAATGTGCCTTAACTACCCAAATGGCAGCTCTTCCTTGCTACTTTCGGACTCTCGGACACTGTCACTCTCCGCTCGGACAACCTCAGCCTCAACTACTTCCTCGCTCGCCTTCTCAATCCTTCTCTCTTCGATCTCCATGACCCTGATCTTGCTCTTGACCATGTCCAATGCCTGCAACACCCTCTTCCTTGCCTCATACGTTAACGTTTCAAAGCGCTTGCCATCACCTACTTCATCAGGCGGTCTCTTACCCAGGCCCATCTCACCCTCAACCTCAAAGGCAAACTTCAGGATCTCTCGGGCCTCTGCAACGTCAGACGTCAAGGTGCGTATCAGGTAGCCCATCGTAATCTCTACCTTCCTACCTGCCTTCACTCTCTCCATCTGTAGCTCATACAACTCACTTATCTCCTCAAGGACGTTCAATAGCTTACGTTTCTTGGTCCTGTCTGTTACCTCTGCCTCTTTAGTCTCTTCAACTTCTTTCCTCAGCTTTTCTATCTCTACCTGTGCCTTCTTCTGCTCGGGCTGGGAATCACCAACAGCCATTAACTCTCTCTCCCTGGCTACCATTCTGCGCACACTGTCAGTCTTATGGACTAACAGCTCTTTAGCCTCACCCTGAATCCACTTGGCTATGACTCCCGACTTATCACCTGCTCTGATCTTTAGCTGCACCTCGGGCCAGCACTTCAGATCTGTAAGCCTACCCACAACTTGCTTGCTACCACGATCGACGTTGTTTTCCACTACAACCCCCTGTTATTCCCACATTTTTTCCAGACAGCCAGCCAAAGAGCCAGTATGCAAAAAGTTCACGTTTCCCCATCGTCTCCGTGTGCAATCGCCAATGCCTTACCTTCGTCAAGCCTTCTGCCATTCCTTTACCACTCCCTGCTCTCTCTTTTCATTAGTGCTGCAATGCTCCTCTGTGCCTACCATATCGTCTGGTTGAAAATACTCTTGATCACAACTCTCTTCTCTCTCCAATGCCTCTTCATCTGTTTTAAACCCCCCATGGTCTCGTTATGCAATTACTTGCAAGACATCTACCTTTTCCCGGACACGCCTTCTGTCCGTTGTCCGTTCGGACAGCCTGTCTAGTCCGTTTCGGACAGGGCCACCCAACTTCGGACGTCGTTATTCGCCGATATTGATAAAGGCGTCCCTATCATAGAACGCCGCTTTGTAAAAGATCGACGCCCTAACCTTTCCACTCTCATCAATCAGGTGAGACCACATGGGATGTTCGGTCGCCCTCAGTCTCCATCCTTCTGGAAGCTTCACGTTAAAGAACAGTTCGTCATTGCCCTTTCCGATGATCTCAATTCCCATCTTCTCGTACTCTTTTTCAATCCATGCTCCCATAGGATGATTGATCTTAGCGGGAAGCTGGCATGACTGTACCAACTGCATCTGACCCTCTTTCTCCTGTCGTTCAATCGCTCCTGGATTTCCACCCATCAACCATTCAGTATGGGGACTTTTCGTGGTATCCTCTATCTCCTTCATCTTTCTTCTCCTCTCGTCCGCTTGCAATTAATTGCTCATCTGATCGATCCGAGACAGCACTTCTTAAACTTCTTCCCACTCCCACAAGGGCACGGTTCGTTTCGCCCTACCTTCGGTGGCTTTCGGGCCATCTGCTTCTCCGTTGGCTTTAACCCCATCTGTTTGAAAAATCTTCTCTCATCACGGCCAAGCAGCCTTACGTTTTTCTCCGGCACTATCCTACCATCCCTCGTATCCATCGGTTCCTCCCTTCTCTACCGGCCATGCAAGGCCTCGTCATGTCTTACACTGTCGGTGCATTTTGATAAATAGCCTGCTCTGGTAGATCGCCACCGGGACCGGCCCCATGAAGACAGGTTCTTCCCGGCCACATCGCAGGCATTGGTTTACCCACGCCACCGGACCGGGAAACTTCTTTAAAACTTCCGCCTTCTGACAACTCACAATCCAATCATTGTTTGATTTTTTCATTGACCAAGGCCCCCTTTCTACTCAGGTTCATCCTGGGCAGTAAACGCGATCCTCATGTCCTCCACGTTAATGAAAATGTTGCACCCATCGCGGTATTGCTCTTCGTTTTTAACCTTCCACTTCGCAAGGGCTATCAGATCCTCAAGGCTCCCCACCTCGATGGTCCACCACTCCCACCCATCTAACGGACCTCCTTCAGTCTTGAGCTTACAATCAGGCAATGGCGCCTCTTGCAGGTTCCCGTGGACCCACTTCGTTGGGTACTGATCTTCCACTTTAAACTTCATCATCCACCTCTTTTATGGCATCAAGTGCCCTAAATAGTTCAAACTGGACTGAACCCTTATTTATCGTCTCATCGGGTATTGCTATCGTTAGCCGTAAGGCAGCATCTATATGAGACTTTGCATCTCTAATCACCTGCCTCAGCAATTGATACTCTTCAACTATCCCGTTCAAGTATTTAATCTTCGTTGCCATCGTCCCTCCATGCAATCAGTTGCAATAGTCTTCTACATTAAAGCCTTTCACTGCTTCCAGCCTCTGCCTCGTCACTTCTCGCTTTCCTTGCCTTACGAATCGTCGCAATCTTCTTCTTCAGCCGCTTCGGTCCATCCAACCCCAACCCAAAAACTTCCCCCAATCCCTTCTCTTGCCACCCTCGGTCTATGAGGCTGGCTAAACCCCCAACCCCTTCATAAAACAAGGGCATGTTCCCATTCTTACCTTCCCAAATCTTTCTACCCGCTTCCCTCAACCTTTCCTTCTGTCTTTTCGTCATCGTCTTTCCTCCTTTCAATTATGGAGCTACATTCTTACGTCTTTTCAATAATCCTATCAGCTCAATCAGAGCCCGGGCAGTCGTGGCAATCGATCCGACCACCACTAAACCTTCACTGATAACCTTTCCCCAATCCGTTTTCTTAACTGGAATCGTTTCGGCATGTCTGCTATAGCTCTTAATTTCCACCTTCTTCTGCGTCAATGGCACATGGACAAACAAAACCACTAACCCAATGCACAGGACTGGCACCCAAAACTTTAGGCTCAAGATCTTTCGTACTCGGTTCATTTCATCATCTCCCTTCTATTCCACCGGGACAGTCCAGACTCCCCTTGTATCTATCCACGTAATCCAACTTTCAATATCCCAATACACCGTACAGACAGGTGGAACAGGACATTCGTACAAATTTTGATAATATGCCTCTACCTTCTTCATCTCAAATCTCCTTGCAATCAATTGCAACTAATCCCCCATGCTCCATCTCGGCGATAAACCATTTTTCCCAACGCTTTCCTTAATGCGCACATCAACATCCTCTTTCCCGTGGTCGGTAAACAGTTTCGCTGCGTACTCAATCACTTCTTCCTTCGATCCTACCTTGCTTACTCGGGATCCACTTTTCCCTTCTGAGGCAGTAAGGCTATCCAGGTCGCAAAACCCAAGCGTGTCAATCTCCCCGTGGACAAACAGGTCATACTCTTCGAAGCCAGGGATAACAACTGGCTCTCCCTTAACTTCAATCCATCCCTTGACAGTGTGCCAAACGAAATACTCATCCTTTACCTTCTTCATCTTCGGTCTCCTCTCTTCCCTACACTGCCCATCTATCGCTTCTTCCTATCGGTGGCCTCTCGATTACCCTTTCAATCAATTCCCCACCGTCCCGCAGTGCACTTAATTGCAAACACTTACACTGCCCCATCAGGTACCCGCACCCAACGCACTCATACAGCATACGACAACCATTGACCTTGATCTTTTTCACCTTCCCGCCGCAGACGGAGCAACCCCTATCTTTCCTTCGGTTCTTTCTATCAACTACCCGTTTCACTGCTTCGCTCCTTTGATTCAAAATCGATTTCAGCCCTCATCGCTTCCATAGAGGATTTGAAGTCCATCTTCATCTTCGGTAACGTATCGTTCAGCACAATGCATCCGCAGACATTGCAAAGCGCCATCCACTGTTTGAAAATACATCCCTCGTAGACTTCGATCTTTACGAAGTCATCTCCTTGCCTAATATCGGTTCCGCAGGTCCTGCACTTTACCTTGCCGCCCATAGTTCACCCCCACTCTATTATTCCCTGGCGTTCTTTCAAACCCACCCGGGTCGTTTCTTACAGGCCTTCCAGACAGATTTTTAACCTCGACCACAGTTGCTTCCCTGCAGCCAAAACATTTGCCTGTGCATTCTCTGAATCTCTTCCTACACTCCACTCGGATCTGAACAAGAGCCATCTACCTGCCCTCCTTTTATGATTTTTTGGACAGCTTCTTGTAACCTTGTCTTATCGTCCTCCTCCATCTTGACCACCAGCTTCATTTTCCTTGCGTCAACCAGAGACTTCATTGCAGCTTCAATGATTCTATTAAGCTCCGTCGGTGGCAGTGCATCAACCTCCCATGAACTTGCTCCATACTTTTTGATAAACTCCTTCGAGCGTGGATCTTTCCTCTTTGCTGGGTTCGGCGGCGGGTTATACACCCTGACCTGATCAAGCGTGAGAGCAACTTTCACAACAGCCAGGTCGACACCGAACATCTCCATTCTCTCCTTGATATCCCTCACCATGTCCTCACCGCTCGGGTCAAAATCACCGAGATACAGTAAAACACCGCTTTTCCCGTCATTCTCAAGAAACCGTCTCGACGACTCGTACATCGCGGATTGAGAGGAATACCCTCTATTCACCATCAGCGTCACATGATACTTTTTCGCAAGCGGACGCAGAACACCGGCCAATGCATCCTTTTCGACCCACAGCTCAACGTAATATTTCTGGTCCACCCATCTCGGCAGGCGGTAAGAATATAAGGCTGCGTCCACCAACTCTCCGAGATCCTTGAATTCGGTCGGAACACTGGGCACCCGGATACGGTCCTCAATGGCATCCCAGTCTATATAACCAGCAAGACGTGCATCACTCACCAAGCTCGACAGATTCTTGTATGCCCGCTCAGCATTCAGAATGATGTTTCTACTCACCAATTGATAATATAGCTGTCTAAGCGTCAGCGTCAGGCCCTGCCTTTGGTACTCATCAACGACGTCATTACAGCTCTCTATCAGCTCCAGTGATGCTTCCGTAAACGCTCTCTCTTTGAAAACCTCTTTCATAAGCGACTACCTTGTCTTCCCCTTGAAAATCTCCTCAAGCTTCTCTTCTTGCCCGGGCGTTAGATCCCCTTTCGTCTCCATCCTCTCTTTTGTGGACTCGACGAATCCAATCTCCCACTCGGTAAGCTTATCTTCGTCAAGACCGTCAATGATCCACTCAAACCTCTGTTGGTCCACCTTTCATCTCCTCAACTACCCTCATTTCTTCATCCACCTCTCGTTCTATCTCTACCTCTCCAAGGGGCGGTCAATGTGATTCCTCGATGCAACCCGATCGAGCAACTGCGTCACGCTTTTGTTTGTGTACTGGGTCAGCTCGAGTAGCACGCACTTCTGCACTTCTTTCACCTGGGCGATGTTGACCTGAACCTTCTTTCCTTCCATCTCCGTTATTTTTATTGCCAATTTGTTTTGATTAATCATCCTTTCTCACCTCCTTTTGCTTTGACATCTAAATCGAATCGCTTGGCCTCACGTTCCCTTAACCTCTGCACTTCTCCTGCCAAGCTCTGAAGTTCGTACTGCATTCTTGGCAACTCGTGCTCAAGGACAGAAACATAAGTCCAGAGCCAAGCAAGGGACTTCCTTTTTTGAAAATTTATTGCCCTCTTCTTAACCTCAAGGCGTCTCCCCCAAGAATCGTTCTCGTCACTCACCCACATCAAACCAAAGGGCTTCTCTATCTCTTCGGATTGAATGAGTCCCTTTGGGCAAATAATTGTCAAGGACGACAGGAACCTCGTGTACAAAGTCCATTTCTTATCTTTATTGAAATCGTTTCTGTCCACCTTGACCTCAAACCCTCGTATCCACTTATGGACTGTGTCAACGTACATGGCGTCTATTCTTAGATCACCCCACGTAAATTCTGGCACGTAGATATTGTGGAACGACGCTCTCTGAAGCAAAATTCTCTGAATGTCGCCCGCTGTCACTTTGCCTCCCTAACCTTACTGCACGAACGGCACTGCCATTTCTTCCCCTTCACCAGGGTCTTCCATCTGCTTGTTTTACATTTCTCACAAGGCCTTGGCTTCTCCATTACTTTCCTCTCGTTATTCCGGGCTGCTTCATCCTTTCGGGATTCTTGTATGCAAATCTCTCAAACTCTGAGATTCGTTCTGTGACCCCTAAAATCTGATGGTCAGTACACCCTGCCTCAATGGAGATTTGCAAATACGTTTTGAGCATGTCTACTGCGAGATTGTCCCTTGCACGAAACAGAATCATTGGCTCGTCATCCGGAACTTCTTCCCCGTTCGATGTCTTAATGATCTTTTCTCCTTCGATGTGGTACTTCGGGTCAATTACCTTCACTCCTCATCACCTCCATCCATTCGTCTCGCAAACTCCATGACCCTGCCTTCCATCCTTTCGATCACGGTTGGGTCGTCAGCCCATCCAATAGCCCACACAAACAAATGCTGCGAGATACACAAGTCCCTGTTGAGCCCGCAGCGTTCATCTCGCTTACAACCAACACAAAAACTGACCTGCCCCATTCCAATCCCGGCCATCGTCTCGAGCATGGTACTCTCCCCCTTGATTGAAAATGTTTCACGTGACACGCATTTGCGTAAAATCAGTGCAAAATTTTATCTATGCCATACCTTTGATCTTTCCGTACACCCTGCAGATCGTTTGACCAAAGTCATTCAAACTGTAGGTCACGTCATAATCTTCCTGTGCCTTATGACAGGCGTTTCCTACCTTGAACCCTACGGGGATCCCACCAGCAAATATCATCTCGATAGGACAGCCGTGACATCTGTTCGGCTCAGAAATGAAAATAGGTTTATCCTTCTTCCAACCCAGCAATCCTTACACCTCGTTCCCTTCGACATCGCTTACAGTATAAATTCCCAAACGCCACAGCCCCACAATCAGGACAAATAGGATGCTTATGAGGACCCACTTCTTGGCAGAGTAAAAATGGGCACGGTCCATCGAATATTGAAAATTCCACCAACTTAAGCGTATGACCAACGTTTTCGTTTCCCTTATCCATCTTACGAGCCTCTGCTTTATCTCAGCACTTATCATTTCTTATTCAGCAACCTCTCCAGGTTAGACTTCTGCCTGATCTCAACCTTCATCTCATTTATGCCACGGATCAGCTTCAACACCTTGGAACCGTCAGGCTCCTTCAATCCATGACCCTTGCTATCGGCCCCGATCGTGACAAACTCAGGCCTTATCATCTCAATGATGCGAAGCAGATTCGGCAGATCAAAGTCCATGATCGGCTCCATTGTTACGAACCTTCTCGACGGGTAGAGGTTAATCATCGCCCCCACTCTTTCCTCAATCGGTGGTGCCTTCGTCTGAAAACCTTTAGGATACCTATCCGTCTCAATTGTTGTTCCCAAAAGAGTCCGCGCAGCTCGTGTGAACACAAACTCACTAAACCTTCCTGGGTTCTTGCTCTGGAAGACGTATACGTTATCGGGGTAGGCTGTACACCTCATCAGCACTTCATCGATCCATTTTTTGGGCACCCATGGCCCCCACATATCACAGAGATGGCCGACAAAAATAATCCTTCCTTTTCCAAGCTTGGTCTCTATGTCTTTCTCGTCAAGCCTTACCGAATAATCTTGACCCGACCTCTTGGCCATGGTTCTGGCATAGCAGTAAGGACACTCAAACTCGCAGCCCTTTATGGGTGACCACATGTGGGATACCCATGGGTACATATTTCCTCTCGACTTTGTCAGCGCCATCTTCTACTCCTTTCCTCCCCTTTTGAAGCTTCCCCAAAGCCTCAAGTAATACTTCTTCCGCTTCTCATGGAATCGGATCCAACGAGGCGGAATCCCTCTTTCCTCACAGACCTTCTCTACACGCCATCGATCCTTCGATACGATATATCGGGCGCCATTCGGTGCAACCCTACTTACCAGTGCTTTTCCCATCTAACATCACCGCGCACTGAACCATATTCTCCCACGCAACCTCTTTAACAATAGGCTTAGGTACTTCAAACAGCCCAAGTGCCCCCTTGAATGGAAAAGGCTTCTTGAACCGGACTGCGTTTCGTAACACAAACCCATAGGGACCAAAGAACCAGGGCGAATCGTACTGCCTCACACAATTAATTACATCCACCATGCCGACAATCGCTCCATAGGAAATCTCGTGGTGATGCTCTGACGGTAGCCCGCGCGGAATAAGAATCCTGTGCTTCTTCACCAAATGCGACAAAATAAATTCTTCTCCTTCGGCGTCCCACTTCTTCGATGCATGAATAAGTAGCTGGCCTCGGTACTTCGTTGCCCACTTTCTATTCTCGACGTCCTTGCCATTGAAAATTAACCAAGCCCACGGTTGCTTCAAACTGAGAGCTTTCATCGGCCAATCTCTCCAAGCAGGTATTTTAGGGCACGCCGGACAATTTCTGGATCATCTTTTAGCGCACCGAGTCCCTTGTTGCACCTTCCACATAAAATTCCGCGCACTTTACCAGTTTCATGACAATGATCTATGTGCGGGCGAAAACCCCGCCTATCTTTCGGCGGCTGCCCACATATCGCACATGCGCCCTCTTGCTCGGCCAGAATACGCTCATACTCATCAATATTAATTCTATAATGTTTTCTTAAATGGAACTCTCGGCGGCTCCGCTCCCAACTACTCGGATTAGCAGCAATCCACTGGCGCATCTCAATTCGAGCACACATTTTGCACCGGCGCGGGTTGGATTTCGACATAAAACGTAAACCCTTACTTTCGCCACAACGCCCACATATCGGTAGAGCATTCAGCAAATGATCACGATATGCTGATTCAGCCTCTATGCGTCTTGAAAATGATCCTTGAGACCATCCGCACATACAATCAACTCGCCATCCCAAGGCAGGAGAATGACGAGGGGACAGCACAGGACTTAATGGAACCACATTTCTTCTATGTCCTACAAATGTTCGACCACCCATAATTGACCTTCTTGAATCAGTTCACACCGGCAGCCATCGCAACGCAGACTTGCCCACACATTTTGCTAAACGGGGGTTGAAAAAGATGTTCCATTCCCCTACATTGTAATGATTGGCGATTTCTTTATCTCTTTCCACAGCATTGCGTTTATAATAACCAGTAGCGCTTTCATGATTTCTTCAGGCCCCATCAACTTACCCTGCAGGTCTGCATCGTCAAATTCATCCACCAAAAGCACCACCTTGACCCTTCCTTTTAAGGGCGACCCAACAAGCCTTTTGACTTCATCTGGAAAATACTGGTCAGGCATAACCTCCTCCTCTTTGAATGGTGGCGGGGCAGCCAATCCTCAACAATTTCCCCTCAGAATTTGTTTAAGTACAAAGCCACCCCACCACGCAGCTATCCTCCCTTAACGTCCTTGACCACCTTTTTTACAAAGCTCGTGAGCGCATCAGCAAACGGGATCTCCTTCACTTCTTTCAATATCCTTTGCCGCTCTTCTGCTGTTAGCTTAAAATCCCTTAGTCCTTCCACCAGGGCAGCCTTCGCTTCGTTCAGCTCCTTCTTTCCCTGTTTGCTGTTATTCAGCGCCACAAAAATCAAAATGATAAACACGACGGTCAAAATCAACAGCCACAAAAACAACGCTCCAACTGGACTCATACCTCTCACCTCCTTTCCTATCCTGGCGTACCAGGATTAGTCGGTTCATCCTTCTTGCCCCATATTGAGGTAGCCCCTTTATAGGCAAGCCATGTTCCAAACGACAGCCCGAAAATCCCCGTGATAAATCCACCCGTCTTCTCCAAATTCTTCGTCAAGGACTCGAAAAACAGACTGATAAACCACATCCCATAAACCAAGACGGTCTCACATAGGGCAACAAACCAGCCTTCAATACTTCCATTACGGACAATCTTCAGCTTTGCCATCAATCTCTCCTTTGAGGTCAACTACCTCGTAGAATCGTTGTTATGTTGCTTTATCGTTAGCGAATGCCTGTAATCGATCAATTAAACAAAGATGACATTGGCACTTATCGCCCATGCTAATTATCTTGCAACCTCCGGAGCGTATGGCCCTCCATTGTTCCCTTAGTCGAGCAGCAATGGCAGAAGGGCAACATAACAAATCACTTGAGCGGACACTTGATAAATCGGTGTCCCGTTCTTCGTTGATCCAAACATCTCCGGGGCGAGAATTTAAACCGTGGTTTTCTCCTTTAACGGATACCCATGCCATATTGACCCCTTTCGCCTTAGCGTAAATTCAGAGCAAAAAAATCCGTTCACTCATTTCTGGTCAACCAGCGCCTGATAAGACCTGTCATTCACGTCCCTGAAACACTCCACGCAAACGTACTTCCTAACACAACCGTCCTGGTCGGGCACCGAGACATGCTTCATCGTCCTCTGCCACCACCACTTCTTGCATAAATAGCATTGATCGAAAACCTCAATCTCTTCCCTGTTTTCTTCCTCTACTGTTTTTAATGCCATTATTACCCCCAAATTTGAGCCGTAGAGCCACGTTTAGACATCGTTAACCCTTTGGGTTGATGGGTTTATATGTGGGTATTTTGCAATCAATTGCATACAGCCTAAACCTTCCTAAGCTCTCCCTCTGTCGGCCACGCTATTCCTTCTGGCATCTTCACTTTGGACAGCTTTCCCATCGTATCGCTAACCTCTTTCTTACGGTTAAAGGCCATGATAAGAATTTCATTCAGAACAGAATCGAGCGTAACCTTGTTTAGGACACATTCGTTTGCTATCATCTTCATGGTTGAAAATAACGGCTTGTCCATCCTTATCCAAAGGTTTTCCTTCCCACCAAAATCGAAGACCATAAACGCATAGGGCAGGGTCGAACCATACTCAGTGAACAATCTATTCAAAATCGTTGACAGGTCTTCCATCGTCTTGATTTGGTCTTTCACCTGATCAAACCTTTCTTTCAGGTCCTTGCTTGGCAACCCCTGCTTCACCTTCAACAGCATCCTGTCCCATTCGGCCTGGTTGAGAAAGCCCATCGACTCTTTAAGAATTTCCTCGCTATACTTTTCAGAGAGGCTCATGTACATATCCACAAACTTCTTCGCGTCGATCTTGCCATGAATCATGTTGAGCCGCATCGTCTGAAACTTTGCGAGATCTTCGTCGATCTGACCTTCCTCATAGACTACCGCACCAATCATCTTCTCTCCTGTCAGCCTTGCTGCCTTCCATCGATGCTCACCACCAACAATCATGTACGTTCCATCACTCTTCTTCACCACCGTGATCGGCACGGCGCCAGGCAACGACTGATAGTTCTGCACCAAGAGATTAAACTCTTTCTCATCCATGACATTGGGATTCCATGCATTCGGCACCACCCTTTCAATTGGAATCTCCATCATCTTCCCTCTAATCTTTCCGTCTTCTTTAGCCTCGGCTCTTTTCATAAAGCACCTCTCCCGACTCAACGTCGTATTTGAAATCAAAACCAAGAACCCTGTGCAGACCAAAATGGATTTGGTAATCACTCGAATACCTCAAGGCATTTACCCTTGCCCTTCTTTGCTTACGAAAAATCCGCCCCTTTTCGGCCATAATTGCCTTCAAACCATTCAGGGTGAAGCTATCGCCCAACTGCTCGATGCATTCCTTCATTAAACCGATTGTCGGACTCCCGGGCCTCTTGGCAGAATCAGTTTCTTCAACTGCCAGCTCCCTAAACTGTCCATACATCTGTCCAGCCTGGTACTTCGTATCAATAATCGACCTTATCCCTTCGAGCACGGTCACCCTTTCATCATAGTGCCGATACAGGTCAGCAAGCATCCCCGCTGCCTCTGTCATGTTATTGAAAAAATAAGGATAGTCCTTCGGGATTTGCGACAAGCTCCATGGCCTTCTCCGGAACAAACCTATCAGCCCAATATACATCTGCTCCCAAAACCCAACTGGAAATCCTTCCCTGTCACTGTTTGCCACAAATACGTGCGCCCTCGATGCCAACTCAAGATACTGTTCCCTATTCATGTCGCAATACAACTCAATCTTCCGGTTCCGGTCGAACTTCTCTCCACCAATATACCGTTTCGCAAGCATATCCGGCGTGCTGGTACAGATAACGATCTTCACGTTCATTCCCATCGAGTACAGTCTATCGTAAAGCTCCACCACTTCATCGGCCTTCTTGACCGCATTCACTCTAGCTCCAAAGAACATCGTGAACACAGAATTCTTGGGCCTTCCAGCATACTTTTTGAGAATATCGGTAGGGACGCCCACGGCAGCAACTACACTTCTTTCATCGATCCTTTTCGCTTCAGACGGGGACATCCACTTCATCGCATACTCAATCGCAACCATCTTCTCATTCATCGTTAAAAAGATCGTCCTTGCGAGCGAATAGCCAAACACACAGAGCCTCGAAATAACCACCGACCCCTCAACCCGGGCGAACTTATCTTCAACGCCCGGCTCAAAGCATACCGTTGGGATCCCCCCTTCTCCAATGTCGCACAGAAGGGCACTCATGTACGGAATCACTGCTGGAGACGACGTCATCAACACATCGGAGAAATACTTTCCACCGCGCCGATTGAATAAGTCATAGAGCTTCGGGTCGAAATCAGCGAGACCGTTGTAAAACGAATCTACCTTGTGGACTCTTACATACTGGACATGGTCAATCGGCTCTAACTCCTTATCCGTGCTCCAATGAGGAACAAGCATATAGACGTAATCGCCCATCGACGCAAAAACTTTCGCCATGTCTGTATAAAGGATAAAATTGCTTTCCCCTCTCAGATTTTTCTTTCCAGTATGGGGTTGCAATAACCAGATCAGCCTTGTCATTTCTTATGCTCCAACATCTTGAACCCGCTTTCCTCGATGGCCTCAAACAGTGTCTTATCATCAGCGCCTACAAAATATGGCAAGAACACTTCTTCGGCCTTCACCATTCCTGTCCTTACATATGCTAACTGAGCCTCAATCCATCGATACGTCTGTCGCCACGCAATTTTCTTGGCTTTTCTAATATCGTCCTCGCTTGGCCCCCTCTCCCGGACCCTTCTTTCCCTCAGTCGATCCAGAACCGCCTTCCACTTACAGGGCACTCGAAAGGGCAAGCGTAGCTTCGTCGCCGGAAGTTCAAGTTCAAAGAACACCTGCTCAACCTCACCATTCTCATATTCAAGATGGATGCTCTTTGCACCATACTTACCAAGCACCTTTTGAATATCACCGACGGTCTGCTCGGCACTCTTCCTGGACTTTTCCATCCAAAGCCGTTCCATCATCCTTCCCCTTTCCTCTTCTTTTCCCTCTTCGTCCATCCACGATTGAAAATAACGATGGTGCTATCCTTCGCTGTGCTGCATGTGCCAAGCCTTCAATCTCTATCAAATTCATTCCGTAAGGAAACTCCCTGTCTTTATGGCTTTCAAAGAAAGCAATCGCTTCTCGAATCAATGCGTCCCACTTTGGGTTCTTCTCGACATGCCCCAAACTAATATCCGCATTAAAATCTTCCCGAACTGCGTAGTACAAGGCTTCCCTGAACCTCTTCTCATCCATGGAACTTCACCACCATATCAACCACTTCTATCTTCAGCTCGTTCCTCTCAACAGCATCGTGGCAGATCGTACAGAGCGTTAGCACGTTCCCGGGCTCATCTCCGCCCAACTGCGACCGCTTCTTCAAATGATGGGGAGTTAAATTTCTCATCGAGCCACAAAACGGATTCCTACACTTCCACTTATCCCTTCGGAATATCCCCTCGATGAAATCCTTATAATCATCTCCCCTGAGCCTCTCTCTATGTGGTTTGAGCAAGGATTTCTCCCGTTCCTGCATCGATGACCTCCCCGACAAAATTTACTTTCATAATCACTCCAATCTTATTAAGCAATCCAACCACCACCTTTTGCTTCGACCCACCGTCATCGCTTTCATACGTTGCCCTGAACTCCGCACAAATCATCTCGAGCTGATACGATCTGCTATCAGAACCCGTCAGTCTTCTGGAAATCTCAAGAGCACGCTCCACATTCTCCACCTGTTCCTCGTAAAGCCTGAAAGCAATCACTTGCGGGACCTTATCCGCTTCTTCCTTCGTGATCTTTCCAAGCGCAAACTTCACCATGCTATTCAAGACCTGGACGCTCACCTTCTTTTCCTTCGCCATACCGAGCCAATAGCTTACGTTCTGAGCATTCACGATCGGGAGCAATTCCTTCAGCTTCGTCCATCCGATCCCCTTCCTCTCCGCCTCTTCCACGTCCAGGGGAGAAAACTTCGCGTAAATATCTTTCAGATACGTCGCCGTTCTCCACTTTATATCGAGCACACCGTTGCAGAACTCCCGCCAATCATGGTAGCCGGCGTCCACGTAATACTGCTTAGCGAAAATGACGTACAGGACTTCTCCCAACTCCCAAAACTTACCTTCAATATCATCCTTGATGAACATGGCCTTGGCGATTAGCTGGCTTGCTTCTTCAGGATCCTTCTTCCGCTCAACCTCGGGCTCGCAAGGCGAAACAATAACCCCATCAATCACAACACCTTCCTCTGACGTAGGAACGGGCATCTTATTCGCTCTTGCCTTTGCCGCATTTAGCTCGGCCTCGGGAACCTCTTTCAGTTCACTACACTCCTCACGGGACTCACACACCGTAAGACATACCTCAAGTGAAACCTTCCTTTCCCCTCTCGCTGGACACATCACATAACCCGACATTTGCCACCTCCATTTTCAGATTAGATTTCCTTAACCTCTATCCCATGTACCGCAAGCATTAGCTTCTTTTTGAGAACGTAGTCCCTCGTCTTCTTCCCCTTCACATCCTCAACAACCATGGTGCCCCCCTTAATATCTCCGATGGCATTAAATTCTGATGCCAAATATTTAAAATCAGCGACATACTTACATATCTTCTTACCCTTAACCTCTAACAGAAACCTCGGATGAACAATCAGGCCACAAATGGCCCCCAACTTCTGCATCATCAGGAGCTGCAAATACCTATTCGCCTCTTTTTTACTATCGAACGTGTAGCCATCCAGTCGAATCTTCTGGTTCATATACTTCGAAAGCACGGCTCCACAAACTATGCACCGCCTAGCTCTAATCTCATTCGCAACACCGCATTTCGAACACTTCCTACCGACACCCATGCTTCGAACCACTATTGCCACTTAATCACCCCCTAACTGCACCCTAAATTTTTCTGCATTCGCAATCACAAGGTTTACGTACTTATCTGGTTTTTTACTTACAAATCCGCCATACACCGTAAGCACCTTTTTCATGTCACCATACTGCTTTAACAGGTCTCCGAGATACCTTACGCCAATCCTTACGTTCAAAGCAGGACTATGCTTCGTACTCTGTCCCCTAAGCGAATCTGTTGAAACATAGTGGTTCCAAGTCGCTGGCATCACTTGCATCAGACCCCTGGCTCCTTCGGAGCTAACAGCATTCGGGTTGAACTCAGACTCTACAGTCATAACGCCAAGAACCACATGGATCGGCACCTTGCTTGACCTTGCCTCATCTATCACTACGTCGGCCACCTCCAGTGCCTGCCCTACCGTCATGGGCTTATTTCTCAAGATCTCCAACAGGGCGTACCGGCACTCAAGCTCTACCAAATGGTGCCTTACCACTCCATAGCTGGCTCTGATCAAATCGATTTCAATCTTGCTCACCCACGGGAGAAACAGGACGAACGCCGTCAACAAAATCCCAAGCCCATGAATGATAAATCCTCTTTTCTTGATCTTCCTAACCACCCTTTGATGCGTCTCCAATAAAATGATCGACATCTCACACCTCCTCGCTTTTTTCTTTCATAAGCTCAGCCAGTCGCCTTCGAGTAGCTTCTCCGAACAAATGCTCAACGTGAATCTCCCACTTCCGTTTTGAGGCTTCGGCTACGGCATCGCCTACGGTTGAAAATGTAAGCTTTTCGGCTTTCGGTCCTACCAGCAACACCTTTGCATCAATGGTCTCAATCAACATGGCTTTCGGACCACCATTCAGCAACGCATAATGCATAAAATCAACCTCCCTTCCTTCGATAATCGTCACCATCAAGATACAGAACCCTGCATATCCCAAACAGCCGAGACACTATAGCGTCATCAAGCCTCTCCTTCGCAAGCGTCTCCGGATCGTAATTCGATGTGACCGACGTCCGCAGGCCCAATATCTCTCTACGGTCAAAGATCATAAACAGCTTCTCCTGAACCGTTTCGGACGGCTTTTCCTTGCCCAAATCATCAATCACCAAATATTCAATCTCGCAGCAATTCTCTAAGATCTGGAGCTTTTCTCCAGACATGAGATCTTCGCGAACCTTCTTCAAAAGCCACGGTGCAGAAAAGAACGCTACCGAAACCCCTTGCGTCATGGCCGCATTAACGCTTGCAGCAAGCAGGTGCGTCTTTCCTCTTCCGGGCAACCCAATCAGAAAAAAAGACCCATCCTTCATCACTTCGTCTCTGGCCTTCTTCTGTTTTGGTGTTTTGGGATGATAATTCTCGAAGGTCTTCTCCCGTAGGCTTCCCACCAGCCCACTTTGCTCCATCAGCCCTTCCATCTTTCTCTTCAAGACCTCTTCCTTCAGGCACACACACTGCTTCACCATATTCGTGCCAAGAACAGACACCCATCCGGTCCCGTCGCACTCACACTTCTTTTTCGTATTTGCTGAAGTCGCCAACGCCTATCGGCCTCCTTTCCTTCGTCATTACCAATCGGTTAACCATCGTTTTGAAAACTCCAATCGTATAGCCAGCCTTCTTTACAAAAGCATCTTCCTCTTTCAAAAACCTTAGCGCCAACCCCTTCAGTTCGGAGAGTGAAAAAACCCTCAACATCTCACCAACAAGCTTGTAATCCTTGCCACCCCGAAGATAGGGACTTTTCTTCAATTCCTGATACGTCTTGCAATACCAGTCCACAAACTCCTTCGTACCGCTCTGACCATCTGTCTTTTTTGTGCAAAAAAACTGCTGAACCTTTTCCGTCACGCTTGCAGTCAAATGTTTTACCGTCCCATTCGGGACCGCAGACCCACCAAACAACGGAAACTTTCTATTGACGAAGGCATCAAACTGCGGGACAAATTCGGGGATGCCAAATGCGGATAACTCGATGCCCTGTGGCTGGAACTTATTCAACAGCAAAACAAAAACTGCCTTATCGTGTTCATTTAGCTTCGGGAATGACGCATAGAACTTTTCCTCTAACTGTGCTCCCTTCCGGCTATACTTATCCTGGTAGTGGTGAAAATTCGCATTCCAAAGATACTCTTTGCCGTTCAGGGTGCATGACTTTACCAGTTCGGAAGCAAGCAAGGTTTCTTTCTCTTGCCGCCATAGTGTTACCTTATCCGTCGCTCCATTAAATTCCTGACTTTGATAAATCGCACCGATAATCTCGATTTCGGTCAAGGGCGTTAATCCCTTCGACACAAGGCCTGGGAATGTTTCATGGTCAGACAGGCAATAAAGTTTCCACCATCTCCACCTTAGCCCATCGCCTTTTAACCTCTGTAGGCGCTCGCCATGAAAACCTTTTTTGAGAAACTTAATATAAGCTTCTCCAGCCACCTAACACCCCCAATTTCCCATATCTTAGACCCCGTCTAATTCACAATTGCGTATCTAAAAGACAAAAAAATTCCTAAAAGGGGACATCATCGTCGGGGCCGGGGGATTCGCTTTCCCCGCGTTCCTTCTTCTTGGTTAAAAAATGGACTTTATCAGCGATGATTTCGGTTACCTTCTTCTTCTCTCCATCCTTTTCATACTCTCGGCTCCTCAGCTTCCCTACGACAAGAACACCATCCCCTTTGCCAAGGTATTGACCGCACGTCTCCGCAAGGTTTGAAAAGCAAACCACGCGAACCCATTCCAATCTCGATTCTTCTTCCCCATCCTTCTTCCACTTTTCCGACATCGCCAAACTGAATGAAGCTATTGCCATCCCTGTCTGCAGGTGCTTTACCTCAGGGGCATTCCCCACGTTCCCGCCCAAAACAACAAGATTGATTCCTCTCATTTCGCTCTCCTTCTAAGCGTACTCTTCGCCCACTGTTACTGACGTTCCCTTGCCACCATTCTTTTCAAAAACCAGCCTCGTAGGAAAAACATCCATTGCTCTTTCCACATGCGTTATCACACCCATGAACTCGAACCGCTTCCTTAATTCCCTCATCGCCTCTTTCATATCTTCCACGCCCTCAACATCGAGGGGGCCAAATGGTTCGTCAGCCAGCAAGCTATCAATACTGACCCCTCTTCTGTGGGCAAACACTTCACCAATCGCAAGCCTCAAGGCAATCGCCGCTCTTAACTTCTCACCACCCGACAGAAACTTATATTCCTTTCCCCCCTCATCATCCTCAAAGACCAAATGGATTTCATCTTTGACTTTCTTCGTCGTCTTCGTCATCTTGTCGGTCTTTATCGTCACCCTTAATCCCTTCGAACTTATCATCGACAGAATCTCATTTGCCGTATTCTCCACGGCACCAATCCCTCTCGACACCAGCATGTACGGGATCTGCTTAAATGCTTCCTCAAGCATTTGATAAAGTGCCCTCTTCACGCTTAGTTCTTCGGTCTCTTTATCGTCGGCCACGATCTGCACCCTCAATGTCTCCATCTGAGCCAGCGCAGCTTCGATAAATCCAATCTTCTTTGTCAGCTCGTCCCTTCTTGCTACTGCTTCTTCAATTTGTTTGCAAATCGATTGCAACTCCCTCTCGGGCTCAGCCCTGGAAACGAGCGATTTATTTAACTTTTCGATTTCCTTCTTGCCTCGCTCAATCTCCTTTAGGATTTCACTGCATCGTACCGATAGGTTCTTCTCTTCTTCTATCAGTTTTGGTAATTCCCCTTCGGCAAGACTCACCTCGGGCAAGAGCTTCGTGTATTTCTTAATGTCCTCAAGGGATGATTTCTTCCCGGCAATAAGAGCTTCCTTCCCCTGGCGTTCCCTGACTACTACAGCAACCTTCTCCTTAAACCCTTCAAGCTCTTTCTCTAATTGTTTCCTCAGCATCCCTATGCGCTCATCAAACACTCTTTTCTTCTCATTAAAGGCAACCAGCCTTAGATCGGCATTAGCTATTGCCTTCTCCGAACGCTCCTTCTCTTCCTTAATTTCATTCTCCAGTTCGGGGATCCTTCGTTTTGCTACGACTGCATCTTTGATAAACCGGCACGTCTCGTTCACATAGGCAGGGTCAAAATCGGGATGGCATTGGACACCTTTCAGCTTATCAGCGTCAAGGCACATCTGCTTCAACTGCTCTTCCTTGCGTCCGATCTTCGCAAGTTCCTTATTCGCTTCGCCAAGCTCGCGTCTCGCTACTTCTACGTCACCATCGACACTTTTCCTTTCAGCTTCGATCCTCTCAACCTCGGCCTGGTTCTGTTTTCTTAATGTAGCCTCTTCATCTCTAATCTCATCGGCCTTTTTGATTAAAGCCTTAACTTCAACCTCTATCTGCTCAATTTCACGATTGACTGCTTTCTCTTCCTCAACCTTTTGATACACAACATCCTTATTTTTCACAATCTTCGTGTATCGGTCTATCTTCCCAATGATGCTACTGTGCTGATCTCCTATCGTTTTTAAATCCTTATCAGCCTGAGCCTGATACGTTTTGGCCTTTTCAACCTCTCTCACCATCGCATCAAAAGCCCCAAGCTTCTTCTGTAGGTCCGACTTTTTCTTTTCCATTCCACCAACGCCTACAGACTCTTTCTCCAATTGCTTTTTGAGACCATCCATCTGCTTTGCGTTCTCTGCAATCTCCCAAACCCTTTGCTGATTTACGCTGCATCTCTCTTCGAGCATCTTTATTCTTTCCTTCTTCTCGCTAACCACATCTCTTGCCATCTGCTCAAATTCCTCATACATCTCTAAATCCCAAATCTTCGAAAAGAGCTCCATCCTTTCGGACGGTGAAGCTTTACAGAAGAAATCTGCCTCCCCCTGCTCAATGATGCTCGACCTGACCAGCGTGTCGAAATCAGTTCCGATCGTCTTCCTTATCAGAGACCCCGTCTCTCCAATCGAGCCACCCGTCAGCATCCGCACCACATTGCCGCCCTTATCAATTTGATAAAATTCAAGGGCAGACGACCCACGTGCAGTCTTTTTACTTCTCTTGCGAACAACTCGGAATAACTCTTCGCCAAGGGCAAAATCGAACTCCACGGTCATCATGTCTTTCCCATTCCGTATATAACCGTCCATGTCGCCACTTCTTCCTTGCCCAAACAGGGCAACGAGTGGGGCATCGACCATCAGGCTTGACTTCCCCACACCGTTTGGGCCGACAACAACGACCGCATCGTAACCTTCAAACTTTACCTCAGTCTCTACGTGGCTAAGAAAATCCACAGCCTTAATCCGTACGAACCGCATCTCCTTCTCCTTTTCCCATCTTCCAGCGATACTCAATCTCTTTCGCTGCTTCTATGAGCCTGTCAATAAACATTCCAACGCCTTCTTTTTCCTTCCCCCATATCCTCACCGCCTCCTCTACGGATGGTTCTTGCGATATACCGCCTTCCTCAACCCTGACCGTCTCGGACTCTACCTCAACAGCATTTTTGATAAATGGGAAATGCAAGGCCTTGATCTTTCGCACCACATCATCATACTCATGCCTCTGGACTCTGCCCTTTATCCGAATCGCAATCTCAGTATTGGCACCATCAAGCGTCTTCGCGCCGTCCGTCAAAAACTCCTTGGCGCTCAGGGTCAAATACTTTCTCGCAGGCAGCTCAATAAACTGCTCTTCAATCCTGGTCCATCCAACCTCACCGTCCGGGCAAACCTCATACACCTTGAACCCCGCTTTCGTATCCTCTTCTCCAAACCCACCTCTGTATATCGCTCCAGAATAAAATTCCTGTGGCATATGCAAATGCCCAAGCAGAACAAGATCAAACTTCTCGAGACATTCCTTCCTAATGGAAATATCAAACGGTGGAACTGTCTGATCGGGGCTGTACATTCCACTGGCAACGGTGAAATGGCCCACCAGGACATTTAGCGCGTATCGGTCAAGCTGTGCGCTGAACCCTGACAGAATTTCTTCCATCTTAAAGCCTACAAAACGGCTCAATTCCTCAGGGGATATGGTTTTGTATTGGGGGACGGTATAAAGTGCGGATTTCCGCGGGTACGGCAAGGTAAAGACTTGGATCTTTCGTTGTTTTGATAATATGGGGATTATTTCTGGGCGGTCAGATACATAAATGCCATTTTTTCTTAACCCACTTCCAAACACGGAAAGGGCATTGGCAAGCTCTCCACCTTTCCCGCCTTCATGGTTTCCACGGACGATCACAACGGGAGCAAACTCAGAAAGCCTTTCGATGGCCTCAACCGCTACCTTAATCGCAACGTTTTCAGGATTAGGCTTATCGAAAAGGTCGCCCGAGATGGAGATCAGGTCAGTCTCATTTTCAGCAACATAGTCGCATATCGCCCCCACCGATTGGATCTTGTCCCATAGACACAAATTCACCCCATCCCTCGTTACATAACGTCCGGCAATCGTCCCCGAATTGGTGAGATGCCAGTCCGCCGAATGCACCACATTCATTTCTCTGTCTCCTTTTTTTATTCAAAGGGTAACTCTTCAACATCAGGCATCCCTTTCAGGCGATCGTGGAACTTCACTCTTTCCACGTCAGTAAAGCTGTCGACGGGCTTTTTTAGTTTCGATTCATCATAGCCCTTCTTTCCCATCAACTTCTTCAAATGCTCAGCTTGCCCCTTGGCATCCATCTCTTCAAAGGGCTTCTCCTGGGCTGGCTCAGGGACCTTCTCGGGGGCCTTCTTGTCCTCATCTTCTGCACCAGTTAGCGTTACATCAATCACTCCATGTTCGGGTTGATAATCTATCATGCTTCTCTCAGACGACGGACCAAACAAAACATTCGTTGCATCAAGGCCTTGCCTCAAAAGCAGGTCTCTTACTTTCGGGTCGCTTACATCTGGCGAGAAGGCAATTTTCGGAACCACAAAAGGCTTTTCCAATTCCTCTCTCTTATACGTGCTCTTCAATCCAAGGATCAGTCGGATAACCCTGTCCATTGCTCCTGTCGAAGCAAGCTGCAGACGAAACTTCCTCTTCTGAAGCATGTCCCGCTTCACGGACTTCTCGACGTAACTCTTTCGGTCATCTTCAGTCCACTTCTCGTTCTTCTGCTTCTTCTCCTTCATCAACGCCTGGCTCTTCTGCTCATACGAATCGCGAATTTCTTCTCCCACAACTTTCAGATCCAGCATGTATTCGGCATTCCGAATCATGTAGGTCCCATCTTCCTTTCTTACCGCAGCCTCAGCCTTGTAAGAAATAATATCAGGGTTGTTCCCATCGTCAGTCCTTCCGGAATTCTTCGCATTCCAGATAATGCCAGCAGCGAAAGCAATCTTATTGAGGGCCACAGCCCTTAATGAAAAACTGCCACTCCCCAGGACAACCTCATAGACTTCACCACCAGCCTTCGGATCGGGGTTAATCCTCACAATTTCCAAAACAGGTTTGTGAAATGGTGAAATCTCCTGTATCGTAACCGTCGGAACCAGCACGTTATACTGGTTCTTTTTACGATACTCTTCCAACTCCGCCTGAAACTTCTCAAGCGACTTCACTGCATTTTCCATTTGGATTCTCCTTTCTCCCCTTTAGGGGCTTTGCAATCGGTTGCAACCTACACCTTCATACATCCTTTCACCTTGTGCGCCACAATCCACGCATCAACATCCTTCCCCACAAAACGAAGCATTCCGCCAATCCGAACATGAGGCATGATCCCAGCCTTGCACTTCTTGTATACCCACGACGGCGATACATTCAGTTTCTCCGACACCTCGTTGATGGTAAGAAATCCGTTGTCCATATCAAACATCTCCTTCCCTTGGTTTACCCCTATCTAACTCCTCTACAAAATTCATTACCTCCCACAATTTTCTTGCCTGCTCCTTAATCAGTCGAAAATCGCCAGCATCCTTGCTACCATTCGAGAGATACAGTTCTGCAATCTCGAAAAGTTTCTGTAACTCAGGGATTTTCCAGCCTCTTTCTCCATTTAACTTTCGGCTTAGCTCAGGCTCAGAAATTCCAAGTTTTAAGGCAACGGCTTTCTGTCCGCCTGCCTTTGCAATTGCCAACCTGAACTCTTTTGATAAATCAACTGACAACTTTATTACCTTGACTTTCTTTGGCTTACTTTATATACTTTGTTACGCTTTAGCATATTTTGTATATTGTGGTGTATCAATGAACTAACACAATAGCGTAAATATGTCAAGTAAATAATACGCAGGAGCGTAACTTATGGACAAAAAAAGAGAATCTTCTCACACTTTCTTTATCGACCGCCTCTGCGATGCAGCAGAACGCCACATCGGAGCGAATAAACACGATCGCGGCTTCAAAAGGGCGTTAGCCAAAGCTCTCGAGGCACGGGACAGCACCGTCCAAAGATGGTTCGGTGGGTCATTTCCCGAGGCAGAATACATTGTCAGAATACACCAAAAATTCGGCATCACACCAAACCAACTATTCGGAATCGAAAATGGCGGTGAAAAAATCAAATCGCTTGACTTGCACAAGGTCAAATTTATCGTTGCAGCCAGGGACAAAAACTTACCCGAATGCTATCTTGACCCCGAAAAATACAGCGTCGGCCCAATCCTTAAGGATTCAAAATCAGCCTGCCACCCAGACAACATCGACGAAGCCGACATCGACTCCTGGGGCATTAGCCGGAAAGACCTCGTTCTGCACCGCGAAAATGTATACGGAGTCATCGCTCCAGAAAGGATCGGTATGAGCATGTGGCCCGTCATCAAGCCCGGCGACATGATGGTCATCGATGCATCCGACAAATCACTTATTGACGGTGGCATATTTGCACTCTGCATCAAAAACGGAGAATTTACCGTCAGACAGATCAAGAAGGTCGAAAACAGCCTAATTCTAATTCCCTGGTTCCTCAGGCAATACCAGGTCGAAATGATAAACCTAGACGAATATCCAAATGTCGTTATTGGAAGGGTCATTTTTTCCCTGACATACCTTATGGCGCTCGGTTCAGAACCGCCACCAGAAACCATCACTGCATCTATCCTTAGTAGCAAAAAGTAGCAAGCGTCCATGGCATACATCCCTATAAGGATACGAAATCAAAACTGTATCATTGAAAGATAAACAAAACCCAATCGTCGGGAAAGTTATATGCTCAATCAGTCATCATTAACCCATTCATAAAAAAATGAGCATTGGTATCGCATTCTCGTGGATAGTCTTCTCTTTTATGGTAGCTGCTTTCGCTCACTATAAACGTCGTAGTTTAATTGGTTGGCTCGCAGCTTCATTGGCATTTTCACCTATCATCACCTGCATCATTCTCCTTTGCCTAGACGACAATCCGGATTTGAAAAAATGCCCAAAATGTGCCGAATACGTTCGCGAAGAAGCCTCTCTGTGCCGGTTCTGCAACTTCGCTTTCTCAGATCAAACAGAAAAAGATAATCTCCCTAGACGCTCCAAATTTAGAACCCGGCAACAATATGAGAAATGGAAAGAGGCCAGAGCCCGTCATCTCTCTAAATAACTATGGCATCAATCCAAAAAAGTTCCGAAAAGGGCTATCGTATCTATTGGCGTCTCTATCTTTCAAATGGGACCTACAAAGAGAAATATAAAACCTCAAGGTCAAAAACCATCCTTAACGAACTCCTACACGACATAGCAAAGATCGAAATCCTTTCCCGCCGGAACGAACTTTCTCAGGAAGATGCCGTCAGAGCCTTTCACCTCAAGCTAATTAGTAAAGAAGAACTCTCTCTTCTTGGCCCAAACATGCAGGATCCAACCGACCACTATCTCCATGAACTTAGAGCAGACTTCGAAACCAAATCAAAAGCGGAATCTTCCACCATGTACTGCCATGGAGCAAATCTCTCCAAGGCAAACATCTTAGACGAAGCCTTCAAAGACACTTCCCTTCGCAACATCTCGCCCGAGCATATTGAAGAATTCAGGGCAGACAGGAAGAAAGCTGTCACTAACACAACAATCAACCAAGACCTTAAAGCTCTCAGGAAATATTTGGACATTGCAGTCAATAAGGGCTACATCAAAGAAAACCCTGCGCGTAAGGTCAAACTTCTCCGCGAACCCAAGAACCGAATCCCAAGGTGCTTCTATCCAGACGAACTCAAACAATTCTTCAAAGCGATAAAGAATTTTAAGCACTTTCTTCATGGAGATTTCAGCTTCATCGTACGATTTCTGATCTACACAGGACTCAGACGCTCCGAACTCTGCAATCTCAAACCCGAAAACATTAAACTTCATCTTCGGCAGATCCACCTTCTCGGCAAGGGGCAAAAAGCAAGGGTCGTAGGCATCAACAAATCCCTCATCCCCGAACTCAAGAAAAGAATCAAAAACGAATACATTATTGATCACTCAATCCATCCTTCTTCGATCAGCCGGGCGTTCAAGGTGGCATGCAGACGTATTAATTTACCAAATGCCCTGACCCTTCATTCGCTACGCCATACATACATCTCATATCTGCTCCAAAAGGGCGTACCCCCTAAACAGGTCAGGGAACTCGCAGGCCACTTTAGCCTATCCATCACTGACAGATACACTCATGCCCTTCCCTCCAATAAGATAATAGAGGACGTCCTCGACTTCGGCCAAGTGTAGCCAAAGTGTAGCCAACCCCTACCAAATTATCTGATTTTCACCACTACGTACACAATTGCGAAACTTCTCAGGTGGGACCGTAACCCTGCGTCAAAGGCATGTAAGCATTATACTTTCCCGATACTATTCGGGAATTGAAGTTGGTGGTCCCAAGGGGATTCGAACCCCTGTTACCGACGTGAGAGGCCGGTGTCCTAGACCACTAGACGATGGGACCGATCTTAACAAAACCATTCTCAATAATCAATGATCAAT